TTTCTTGGTAACCAGTGCACAAGGTAACCAATTTACTTACCAGATGTCTGCTGAGCCATCAGGTAACGCACTAGGTAACAACGTACTAGTCAAGGTCGAGATTGATACAGTTGACTCTGCTTCACCATATGTCTTCAACTGCTCGTTGAGATCAGTTTGGGGTATTAATGGTATGTCTGCTGACGGTAGTCAAGCAACAGGTTTCAAGTCAATGGTTGTTGCCCAGTTTACTGGAATATCGCTACAGAAAGATGACAGAGCATTCGTCATTTACAACCAAACTACTGGAGCATATGAACCCCAAGCTGCGGGATCTGGTGCTCACATTAATGGACTTGCCAAATACCGAAAGGGGTGGCGACACCGACATATATTCGCAGCAAACGACGCATTCATCCAAGTCGTTTCCGTCTTCGCAGTTGGATTCGGAGATCATTTCTTCGCTGACAGTGGAGGAGACCTCTCGATTACCAACTCGAACTCAAACTTTGGTAACACTTCTCTTAGATCTAAAGGATTTAAGGCATCAGCATTTACGAAAGATAAAGCAGGGCAAGTTACACATGTAATACCACCTAAGTCTCTATCAGATATTTCTGAGATCTCAATTAACTGGGTCACTATCGATATTACTAAAACACGAAGTGTTGCAGACCCGACAAAATTATTCTTATATGGTTACACAGTAGAAGGTGGCAAACCACCAGCAAAAGTCCAAGGATATACTATTGGTGCTAGACGTGATGACGTTAACACTCCAGATCGCCTATATGTGCTCTTGGTTGCCAGTGGTGCATCAGAACCTACTACACACTATGCTGACGTATCACCTAGTGGTACTGATGTAACAGGTACTAAAGCAGGTGATGATGAGTCACCACTCAAGTGGGATAGTGTTAACAATCAGTGGTATATTCAGGTGGATGGATCCGCTAATACCATATACACAACACTACAAGCGAATAGCACATATCAGAATTTAGGATTCACACCGACAACATTTATCAGAAGGGTACCCGATGCTAGAAACTTGGTTGATAGGATTTACAGGTACCGCTATGTATTGGACAAGGATGCCTTCCCCGTTCCTAGAGCACCTATTACAGGTTTCGTACTACAACCACGAAGTAGTGAAACCAATAGTCCAGCATTTGCCAAAGCTTATTACATATATGCTGTAGAGACATTCCAGACATTCGTCAAGGGTGTTACTGACGGTGTATATTATCTGACGTTATTGAATGCTTCAGTAGCACCATCAACGTCTAACTTTAATGACTTCGCATTCTCTCAAGCAGTTGTAGACTTATATCCTGCATTTGATAGAGATAACCCAGTAGCAGATCCAGCAGCAGCAGTATCCATAGCAAGTAATGAAACTCTTGGTGTTGTTACAACTACTGACGGTGCATCTCCTACTCCTAATGAAGATACACAGAGATCTCTTACTAAAGAAACATCTCAGTTCTTCCTATTAGAGACAGAGAATAACTTAGGATATAACACTACATCTAACGTATTGAATGGTATTAGTGTTACTGCAAGACTAGGTGATGCTGAAGAAAGAAAGATTGCCCTGAAGTTGAATGCTGATAACTCAGTTCAACCTCTACTCTGTGAGTTGAGACGTTACTCAATTCTGAGAGCATCAGGTCACACGTTTGAGTATCTTGGATTTGGTCCAGGTAACTATTCAACTGCATTCCCATCTACACAGGTGGAAGTATTAACACCAGCACAGGTCAGACTGTCACAGTCACTTAAAGAATCTGCGGGTGTTGCATACTACTCTGGTGTTAACAGTGATGGTGAGTTGTTCGTTGGTAACCAGGTTATTAACCCAGTTACAGGTCAGATCACTAACGAAGATATTGCTCAACTTAACGTGTTGGGTGAAGAAGGTACAACTATTGAAACCTTCTCAGAGATTGTGCTTACTGATAAACTAACTGTTATCGGTGGTGCATCTAACCAGTTGGAATCAGTATTCTCTGGTCCTGCTACATTCCAGAAGAAGATAACTTCTCAGGATACATTGCAGACGCTAAACTTTACCTTATCTAACGATGATGGTACTGTTTTGAAGAATACATTCCTTGCTGAGGATGATGGTACTGGTAATCCAACAGTAACAGCAGGATCAGCATTTAACTCTGGAGATATTTGTTATAACGTAGACTGGACTCCAGGTAAATTCTTAGGATGGATATATGATTCAGGCACTTGGTATAAGTTTGGTCTGAGTGATACAGCACCTATTGAGTCTAATAGATTCTCAGGTGTGACTCATTATGGTATTGGTGAAGCACCAGATGCACTTAATAGAATGAGGATCACAGGTAATGTAGCAATTACAGGTGATATTGATGTAACTGGTAAGTATGGATGTGCAGATAAGTATACTCTTGCAACTGGTGTTACTAATAGTAACAACGGTGTCATGTATACAGGTAATGGTGTTGCCACATCATTTGCTATATCTTCTGGACATACAGCATATTCGTTATTAGTATTCTTGAATGGTGTTTGCCAGAGACCTGGTACTGATTATACTGTTACTGCAAACTCTGTAGACTTCTCTGTTGGTACTACACCTCAGACTGGAGATAATATACAGATACGTGAACTCGTTATATAAACTAAATAGTATTAAACGGGGATAAATATGTCCACCAAAATAATTGGTAATCAGATTGATGCTACGACTCGTGCCATAATGGAGGCACTACAGTTGACAGAGCAACTCAATCTCCCTGCTCTTAACCAAGCAGCGGTAACTGCTTTAGGTACTCCTGCCTATGGTACCATTGTGTACAACTCTACGGAGGATATGGCACAGATCTATAAACAGGATGCTGCCCAGGGTGTGCCAGGTTGGACAGATGTAGGTGGAGGTGGTCCCTCAGTTGGTGAGAATAGTATAATAAGGACTAACGGCACAACGATAGGAGAAAACTTAACTATAGGTCCAGTTGCTAACGGTGGAGTAGAATTTACAAACGGTTTTAGCGCAGGTCCAATCACTATTGCAAACGGTTTTACAGTCACGATTGAAAATAATGCCACGTGGAATATCCTCGGTGGTGATGACATGTTAAACCTTGAGGTTGTAGATATAATAACTCAAGATTTCAGATCAACTGGAATGCATTTCTCAGGTGGTCGTAAAGAGCATTGTAAATTCTATGCTGATTATAGTGGTGATGTAACTCATAGTATTAATAACGGTAACACAATATATGTCACAAGAAATGGTGGTGGTAACTTTAGGATAAACCTAACAGATATGGATGAGCACAATGGTGACGGTAGTTGTTATCATTTCAGATGTTTCTGTGAGAATGCAGGAGCAAACGGATTGCCATCTAGCATAAGTATATTAGGTATAAACTGTCCTATTGACTGGTCTGGAGGATCAGGACCAAGTATGAACCAAGACTATGCTATGGTTGATTTCCTTATTATAGATAAGGTACCTAAGAATCAAGATGGTAATGAGGAGTTTGTGGTACTAGGACACTGGAGAACTTATAACTAAATGATATGATATTTGATACCCCTCTCTGGATTAAGAGAGTTGATTTTGATAATGATAAATTAGAGCAAGAGATATATAATTTCTCTGAGCATGAACCTAATCACCCATATTCTTCTAACGGAGGGTATCAGGGTGATTTGTTTTATAACAAAGAATGGATAGATCTAGTTGCTGCTAATTGCCCATTTAGAGAAGATAAACCATTAAGTAATATAATGATATATTCTTGGTGTAATATCAATCCAAAGGGAGCATCTAACTCTAGACATATACACGCAGATACAAATATATTTCTGTGCGGTGTATACTATGTGAAGGTGCCTAAATACTCAGGTAGCATAAGATTTTATGACCCTAGAGGTCCATTAGTCCATGTGCAACGTGATCATGAATATTTTAATGATGGTATAGATAAGCATGAGATCGAACCAGAGTCTGGGACGTTAATATATTTCCCGTCGTGGTTAGAGCATGATGTGACTGAGAATGAGAGTGATGATGATCGGATATCAATAGCATTCAATTTGTCTGCTGATTTTGAGGGTAAGAGTAATTGCTTAGAAGTATCTGAGCACAATCCTTTTGCTCAGAATCAGGGACATTCTGGAAAATATCTGGTATAAATAATGATAAATAGAAACGTAGTAGTAGTTTAGTATGGCACAGTTAAACCTGGGAGCTATAAAAGACGTAGGTGGTATTGGAGGTTTTACTTTCACAAGTAGTGGTATAACCGCTAATGGTACCTTAAATGTTACTGATATAGAAATCAGTGGTAACTTGGCAGGTTCGTCTGCATATATTCTCCCCAATCCATCAGGTCATGCTGATGAATACATATCAACCAATGGGTCAGCACTCACGTGGGGTAACTTATCATCTGCTTCTGGTATTAGATCTATGCAGGTCTGGACTGGTAATGGCACATGGTACAAACCTAGTGATGTTAGCACCATAATGGTGACTGTAACTGGTGCGGGAGGAGGTGGATCAGGATTCATGGAATCTGGTGGTGCTGGAGGTACAGCACAAAGACAATTAGATGTAACTAATATTGGATCAGTATCAGTCACAGTGGGAAACCCAGGTGGTGGTACTAACTACTCAGGATGTGGTGGTAACGGAAACTCATCATCATTTGGTGGATATTGTAGTGCTTCTCAAGGAATCGGTGCTAACTGTTCTCAGCAACATGCTGGAGGATACGGTGGTAACGGATCAGGTGGGTCACTAAATATTTACGGTGGAGGTGGATCAGGACACGGATCTCACTATACATATGGTAACCATTCATGTGGTAAATCATATTGGGGAGGTGGACAACCTTCTTCCCATCAACAGCAGAACTATGCTCATAGACACCAATCACATGCTGCCTGGGGTTCAGGTGGTAATGGATGTAGAGAAGGTGGACGTGGTGCAAGAGGTCGTGAAGGTGTCGTCGTGGTACATGAGTTCTACGGATAAATACAAGGAAAGCAGTGACCTATGTCAAAACTTAAAGTATCAGCATTAAAAGACTTAACTGGAGCACAAGGGTTTATGCTTGCAGGTGGTGGTATCACTGCGACAACCACCCTGACATGCTCTAATGTAGTCATTAATGGTGCGATTCGTGGTGGATCCACATTCGTTGTACCTCCTATGGGTGGTAACGAAGGTAAAGCATTGAGATCCACTGGTTCTGAGTATGTTTGGTCAGGTGTTAGTGCTGGATCTGGTATAAGATCTATGCAAGTATGGACTAATAACGGTACATGGTATAAACCCAGTGATGTGGGTACTATCACAGTTACTGTTGTTGGTGCTGGTGGAGGTGGATCAGGTTACAATGAATCTGGTGGTGCTGGTGGAATGGCAGAAAGGGTTATAAATGTTGAGAATGTAAGTTCTATTTCAGTTACAGTAGGTAATCCAGGTGGAGGATCTAACTATTCTGGATGTGGAGGTGGAGGTAATACTTCGTCATTTGGGGGTTATTGCTCTGCATCTGGAGGATACGGTGCAAACTGTAGACAACAACACGCAGGTGGAATAGGTGGAAATGGTTCAGGTGGTAACCTGAATGTATATGGTGGTGGAGGTAACGGACATGGATCACACTGGTCCTTCGGTTGCGTCACTGCTGGTATGTCATACATTGGAGGTACCCAACCTTCAAGTCACCAACAACGAGACTATGCTCATAGACACCAATCACATGCAGCATGGGGCGCAGGTGGTAATGGAGCACAGCACGGAGCACGTGGTGCTAGGGGAAGAGAAGGTGTCGTTATCGTACAGGAGTATTACGGATGAGCGTTCTTAAAGTTACTGGAGTTACTGACCTCGCTGGTCTCGGTGGTTTCACTCTATCGAGTGGAGCGATCACCTGTAATGGGACGCTGAAGGTTAATAACATAAACATAAATGGTACCATTACTGGTAGTTCTAACTTCAACATACCTAGTTTTTCAGGTCAGTCAGGACAATTCTTGAGCACCAATGGTACAAATCTTATCTGGTCAACTGATATCTCTGGAGGAGGTGGAGGTGGTGCTGGATTTAGATCCATGCAAGTATGGACTAATAACGGTACATGGTATAAACCATCAGGTGTTGGAAGTATTAAAGTACAAGTAGTAGGTGCTGGTGGTGGAGGATCAGGAAAATGTGAATCAGGTGGTGCTGGTGGATTTTCCGAAAGAGTTATAGATGTAGCAAACGTATCATCAGTATCAGTAACAGTAGGAAACCCAGGTGGTGGTACTAGTTACTCTGGTTGTGGTGGTAATGGTAACAGTAGTTCATTCGGTGGATACTGTAGTGCTTCACGTGGAATTGGTGCCAACTGCTCACAGCAACACGCTGGTGGGTATGGTGGTAATGGATCTGGAGGCAACCTAAATGCCTATGGAGGTGGTGGAAACGGTTACGGTAACTGGTCTAAGTATGGTAACTATTCTGCTGGTGCATCCTATATGGGTGGATCACAACCTGCATCTCACCAACAACAAGACTATTCACACAGGCATCAATCACACTGTGCTTGGGGTGCTGGCGGTAATGGTGCTCGTGAGGGTACTAGAGGTGCTAGAGGACGTGAAGGTGTGGTCGTAGTATACGAATTCTACGGTTAACTAAATAACTATCGAAGGAGATTTAATCTATCATGGCTAAATGGGCATTAGTAAGTAAAGACACAGGTGCACTATCTGACATCTGTGATGAAGCAGATAAATTTGAGGTATATGAAGGTGCCGACGCTACTATGAAGTGGATGGAAGTGCCTGATGATGCCACATTTGATCATCAGATGATTAATGGTGTCTTAGTAGATCACCATGACAACGAAGACCTTAGAGAAGAGGCAGTTGTTGATCGTATCATTGCTTATGGTGATATCGGTGAGCAAATGGATATGCAGTATAGAGACGCTCTTAATGGTACTACTGAGTGGAAAGATCATGTTGCTAATGTAAAAGCAACAACCACTAAACCTGGTACAATTGCTGCATTCGTGCAAGATCCTAAGAAGATTCAGTTACAAGGTAGAGATCCTTGGGATCCCTGGGTTGACAACTGGGTACCTCCAGGGTAGAATAACCGAGTAAGAGTTTTGTTATGAAGATTGTTATTGTTGGCGGTGGTACCGCTGGTTGGATGACTGCATCTACTCTGGTCAAGGCATATCCCGACTGGGATATTGTTTTGTACGAAGATGATAAGACTCCCTCAGTTGGTGTAGGTGAGTCAACAACACAGTTTTTTAGATTATGGTGTCACTTCCTTGATTTGAAGGATGAGGAGTGGATGCCATATTGTGACGCAACATATAAGTGTAGTGTAAGATTTCATAATTTTCATAAGAAAGGAGACACTCCTTGGCAGTACCCATTCGGTCCTCCAAGGAGTGATTTATTTGAACCAGCACAGTGGTGGTATTATCAGAAGAAGTATGGATGGAATAATGCTAAGTTTGCAGATGACTACAGTTATGCAGCAGCATGTATAACACAGAATAAACTACCATTAACCAATGATTACTGGGATCTACACAAGTATACTGGATTCCATTTCGATGCTGCTAAGTTTGGTGAATGGTTAAGAGATAACTATGCTATACCACGTGGTGTTAAACGTAGAGTAAGGAAGATAAACCCTAAGAGATTACCTAAAGCAGATCTATACTTTGATTGCACAGGATTCAAATCATTATTAAATGATTCACCTTGGCATAGTATGGAGGACATACTGCCTAATAATAGTGCAGTTGTGACCAGGTTTGCCTATGATAATAAAGAGAGACAGATGAAAGCAGTCACAGATTGTGTTGCTCTCGATAATGGTTGGTGTTGGAATGTACCAACATGGACTAGAATAGGTAGTGGATATGTATATTGTGATAAGTTTTGCTCAGATCAAGAAGCAATAGATGAGTTTAGAGATTACTTAGCAGATAATGTAGAGTCTGATGTAGGAGCATATACTGACAAGATGTTCCGTGTTATTAAATGGACAACAGGTAGAAGAGAGAAGATGTGGAATGGTAATGTAATATCAATTGGATTGTCTGCTGGTTTCATTGAACCATTAGAATCTAATGGTATACTATCCATACATAATTTCCTATTAATGTTCCTACGTGTGGTAGATGGTAGGAGAAACTTCACACAGATAATGAAGGATACCTTTAATAATAATTGTAATGGTAGTTTTGATGAGTTTGCAACGTTTGTTGCATCACATTTCGCATTAACACAACGTGATGATACACCATACTGGAAACATGTAAGTAGTATTAATTATCCAGATGATCATGCTATCTTTAGATTCCAAAGGAACTTAGGACTACCATCATCAGTATATGGTTCTGCATATAGTTGGGCAGATCTATCACAAGAAGGATCATTCTATGTCCAAGCAGGTCAAGGATGGAATCCATTTAGTGATCTAATCTATAAAGAATTAGATTACTATGCAGGTGGCACGGTACCTGAGCATGAACCAGTACCTTGGGAGGGTATAGATAAATTACAGTGCCCATACGATTACTATAAGGAGAATCTATATGCGAGTTGAATCTATTTGTATTGTAGGTGGTGGTACATCAGGATGGATGGCAGCGGCATTATTATCTAAGTCACATCCAGATATTGAGATGTGTCTGATAGAGTCTCCTGATATTAAACCTATAGGTGTAGGTGAATCAACTCTGGCAGATTTTAATAGGTACCTATTAAGATTAGGTCTTAAGGATGAAGACTGGATGACATATTGTAATGCTACATATAAGTCATCAATTAGATTTAAGAATTTTAAAGAAGGAAAGGGTGAGTCATTCCAATATCCTTTTGGAGCATTTGGTCCACCACGTGATGAGACACCATTTCATATTCAGAAATACTTTGAAGCATCATGGGTATATGATTATGGATCCGAGGAGTTTGCTAGGTTTGTTAATCCATTAACATATCCAACAGAGCATGGTAAGATAACCAAAGAGATACCTGATTCATATTATAACTCTGATACTGATCTTGCATATCATCTCAATGCTGATAAGTTTGGTGAGTATTTAAGAGATAATATTGCTGTACCTAATGGGGTACATCATGTCTATGGTGAAGTAAACAATGTAATTAAAACTATTCATGGTGATATATCTGCTATCACTACAACAGATGGTCAAGCAATTAGTGCTGATCTATTCATAGATTGCACAGGATTTAGATCACTGCTACTAGAGCAGCATATGAATGTACCATTTATTCCATTTACAGATCAGTTATTCAATGATAGAGCATTAGCAACACATATTGAATATAAGGATAAAGAGACACAGATGGATACTTTCACTGACTGTGTTGCAATGAAGAATGGATGGGTATATAATATTCCCATGTGGAATAATATAGGTACAGGATATGTTTACTCTAGTAAATATATCTCTGATGCTGAGGCAGAGGAGGAGTTTAGAGAGTATCTAGATGACCAAGAATGCTCACTAATGCCCATAAAAATAAAGCATGGTAAGCATAAGGTGGGATGGGTTAGGAATGTTGTAGGTATTGGTCTAGCATATGGTTTCATAGAACCATTAGAATCAACTGGACTGGTTACCACACATGATAATATTATTTTCTTAGATGATATATTATCTACTCGTGATGGACATGTAGTTAATCAAGATCGTATAGCATATAACTATGCTACTAATAAACTATTAGAATCATATAAGAATTTCGTGGTAAATCATTATACTTTCAGTATGAGAGAAGATACTCCATATTGGAGGGATGCCACCAATAATGTTGAAAGATTCTATAATTTCACTGATAATCCTGATGAGTCATCATTACATGCTATTAGTGACTATAGACAACTATTAGAAACATTAGAGACTAAAGTATATGATCCTAGTGTGCTAGGTGAAGGGACAATATATATTTCAGCAGGAATGGGATATAAACCATTTACTAGATCTATATTAAATGAGAGAGCAGATGAAGAAAGGTTCAAACAGATTGAACAATATCATAATGATTATTGCAAAAACAAAGAACATATGTTAGAGTGGGTGAATACGTTACCATCACATTATCAATACTTGAAGGATAATATCTATGTGGAATCCGTTTAAAAAGAAGAAGAAGTGGGTAAGATTTTACTCAGTACAAGATGGAGTATCTGCATTACAACCTTGGATACCTGCCAAGCAACTTAAGAGACCTTGGGTAAAGGATGCACTTAAGAAATACTATGGTAAGGACAGTGCTTGCCCTGTAATGAAGGTCAAGAAGTTATTTCAACATCATAAGCAAGTACTCCAATATGGTCAGGGTGAGGAAAACTATGATGGTTTATTCCAACATGCAGCAACATGTCCAGCATTATCAGAATTATTTCAGAGTGGTTGGATATTAACATCACCAACAGACTTTGTTATATCACAAGATGGTAAGGGTGAGAATTTCTCTTGGGTAACACAAGTAATGTTTCGCAAGGATAAAGCATTTATAAATGCTCATGCACCTGAGCAGACTGAGGGTATGGTACACTTAGTCAATCAACAGAAACCAACTAACGCAATGGTAGTTAAGTTGGAATTACCTTGGAGAGTACAAGCACATAAAGATGTGGTATTTGTACAAATGCCAATACCATACTGGGATGAGGAGAGATTCAGTGTCCCTACTGGTATTGTTGATCCATCATATTCATTTGAGGTTAATCTACAACTATTCTGGCATTCTATTGAGGAGGGTGAGTACCTTGTTAAGGCAGGTACACCACTCGCTCAATGGATACCAGTTCATAGATCATGGTTGAATAATGATGAGTTTGATGTTATAATTGAAGATGCTAATGATGAGGATCATAAAAACAACAGGGTCATGGACTTTAATAGGTTTATGCACTTTGTAGAGATGACCACATTAAAACAACGCATCGACAATACTAAGACAGTCCTTGCCCTAAATAAAAACAAAGAGAGGTTTGAGTAATGCCAGAAGACGTAAGAGAAGTGAATCTTGCTGAAGAAGCAGGTATAGCAGGTAAGGAGGCACCGACTACATTAGAAGGTCTTATTTCCTTTGATGAGTTGGTAATGAACTTCTTGCAACAGTATGAAGATACTAAAGCAGATTATCATAAACTCCAAGAAGCATTAGATAATATGCACTATACTAGTACTATCACTAAGATATCACTAGAAGATTTGCAGACTAAGAAGGATACACTTAATAAACTAAGTGGTGCTGTTGAAGCATTAGCATTGTTTAAGAAGCATGTTGATCCTAATATCACAGATAAAGAGTTTGTATTTAATAATGAGGAGGAGGTTAAAGAACCTGCTGTTGAGGAAGTAAAGGATGAAGTTAAGAACTGAGCATCTATTTCCAACACCTATATGGATATTTGATGACGTACCATTAGATAATGATCAGATTCGTAATTTTGTATATCAAGTACAAAAGGATGATCCTGATGGTATGAGAAAGTCTAACATGGGTGGATGGCAATCTAATGATTTTATTGCACCCTATATTGATAACACACCATTAGGTGACTTACATCATCATGCAACAGCAAATACATATACTGCTGGTGACGAATTTGGGTTTCGTGATTATACCCTTAAGTTGTCAAATATGTGGATGAATATTAATAAGAAGGGAGATAGTAATCACATACACACACATTCTGGATCTATGTTTGCTGGTGTATACTATGCAAAGGTACCCAACTGTTGTTGTGGTGAATTAAAATTTCATAGACCTATGCAAGATCAGTGTATCAAAGAATATTGGGGATGCAATGAGAACTTTGATAGACATGAGGAGGCAATGAATTTCACTGAGTGGTATGTACAACCTAAAGAAAATACTATGGTTATATTTCCATCATGGTTGATGCACAGTGTTGACAAGAGTGCTAGTGATGATGATAGAATATCTCTATCATTTAATATGCACGTGTTTTCTAATTATTATCGTGAAAATGAAGTATATCCACAAAAAAGATATAATAAACCCAACGTACCTCTCTCGCTTAAATAAATTAGTATCAGGTCAGAATGGATTTCCTTGGTATTTTATATCAGAGGATATATCATATGATGATGCAACTGACTTTAAGTTTGGTGGTGAGGAGATAAGGAATAAGGTACCCGATAAGGAGAGATCCATCGGGTTTGTCCATATGTTATTAGATCAGGATGGTGTTGAGAGTCCTTGGTTACCTCATTTCTTACCACTATGTGATATGATAAGTGATTCAATGCCACATCCAGTTGAATTCTTTAGATTGAGGTTAGCATTAATCACTGATATAGGTAAAGAGGGACATCATAATGCACCACATACTGATAATGAGGAGGACCATTATGCAGCACTATTCTATCTACATGAGTCAAATGGTGATACTGTATTCTTTGATCAGTATGATGACCCTAAGAGTGGCACTGTAGATGAGAGATGGTACAAAGCAAGACACCAAAAATATACTATTCAGAAGAGGGTAACACCTGAACCAAATAGTTTATTTGTATTCGATGGACATCAGTTCCATGCTTCAACAAATCCATACGGTGAGCACCTCTACCGTGTGACATTAAATATTAATTTCAGATGTAACCATGATCTCTTCGCTACTTGCTAAATTACACTCATCAAAGAATTGGGCAGAGGATGATGAACCACAACTGTGGGAAGGTATTGTTGAGGATCCACATCAGTTTGCTACATGGGATGAGGTAGAGTATTGTCTTAACAACCCACAATTTTATTCTATTACATTTATTAATAAGGATGAAGTTAGGTTTGTTGAGTTACCTGAGTATGAACGTTGTTGGTCAAGATCAACAGCAGATGTAGAAGAGATAATGAAGAATTGGGAGTATGGTCATAATTTAATTATTAATAATTTCGATCAAGGATTTCGTAAGAAGCAAGAGATAATAGAACAGTTTGAGAGATACTTTGATGGTAAGACAGCATTTCATGTGTATGCTGGTCTAATGAAATGTAATTCATTTAATGCACATGAAGATACTGCAAGTAATTTTATATTACAAGTAGAAGGAGAGACACACTGGAAAGTATATAGAAATAGATGTAGTAATCTATTAAAGAAACAACCACAAAGGAAGGAAGACTTTGATTTCTATCAAGATATAGTACCAGAACCAGAGGCATTAGATTGTGTAATAGATCACGTGTTAAAACCAGGTGATATACTATACATACCAGCACGAGGATATCATCAAGCATTCCCAAGTGGTAAGAGATTATCTGTTAGCATACCGATGCAGCACATGTTACCACATCTAAAACCTATTGATAGGAAATATTATGACCTTTCCCATTGAGATATTTGATACTAAATTAGCATCACAAGAATTATTTGATAAGGTGATGTATCTTCCTTACATGTATACAAGGACGGATGATCCACCATGTAAGGCAAAACCAGAGATTGATATCAGTAATAACTATTGGACACATCAATTATATAATTTCACACCAAAGGATGATCCAGATTACTTTGATAACTCAGGACTACAGGGGAGTGACAATACACTGTACCTAGAATGCTTAGAATATTTGGAAGCAGTTTGCCCAAAAATGCCCAAACGAGACTGGTTATACAGTGCATATATTAATTGTTTAAAGGCAGGTGATACTCCTGGTGTGCATGTTGATGCACCATATTGGATAGAAGAGAATAAGACAGTATTATTATATCTTAATCCTGAATGGCACCCTAACTATGGTGGTGAGACTATATTTTATGACCATAGATTAGAAGCACAACGCATTGTATCACCTATACCTGGTAGAATAGTAATATTTGATGGGAGAGTACCCCATTCAGGTAGACCACCAACTAATAGGTATCCAATAAATAGATATATTATGTCATTCAAATACATGGATCCAGAACGGAGACAGAGTTTGTTTAACAGTGCTGAGATGGATAACAAGCATGGACTCTTACCACCAGAGGACATGGGAGTCATTGGTTTCGATTCCAAGACAATAGAAAAACTACTATTGACATGAGCAACAATTTAGATAGACTAATAAATAGTTCTGCACAAGACCTATTAGGGGAAGGGTCAAAAATGTACATGTCACTTAAAACTGCTATCTTAGATCACGATCAAAAAGAGTTACTAAAGAAAGCACTATTCTTTTATCAGAAGGATGCTTGCGAGCATTATGGAGATGTTCCAGATAATGATAAGGGAATCATTGAGTCAATCATTGATACTCTGCACATGAAACATATATGAATGATCCTCAAATAGTACCCTTATTTTCACAACCATTATATATTAATAAGGTAGAGTTAATAGACCTAGATGAAGTAATTAATACACCATGCAATAGTGATAACGGAGGATATAGTAATGGTTGGATGAGTGAAACTCAGTGGTTAAAGAAACAACCAAAGATAAGGGCAGTAGTTGAGTATAATTTATCAAAATATGTTTATGATGTGTTACAAGTCGATGAGACTAAACATCAATTAGAACATACATCATCATGGGTTAATAAACATAAACCTGGTGATAGTGGGCACGGTCATGCTCATAATAATGCCATGTTCAGTGGTGTTATGTATTTTAAATGTCCACCTAATAGTGGTGACATAACATTTTATGTCCCATCTATGATCCCTACTTGGTGTACTCAAACTCTATATCCAGAGGTTAAGGAGTACAACACATATAATATGAGAGAGTCTAGGATACCAGTTAAGGATGGTATGATATTATTATTTCCATCACACTTAGCACATGCTGTTAGACCTAATAATAGTAATGAGGATAGGTATTCCATAGCATTTAATTATATTTTAAGGGGTGACTATGGTTATGATGACCATCAGTTAAAACTATGACTATTCCTATATTCTTAGCGGAGGCAATTCCATTGGAGATCAGAAACATTCTTAAATCATTAGAGAAGGGGATGAAGGTAAGGTTGAGAGGTGGAGAAGAGGGAGTAATTAATTTCATAGGTGATGAGTATATTACTGTCACCACACATGAATGGGAGAAGAAAGATACATTACATGGTGTAGCACAAACAAATGTGCTAGTATATCCAGATGAGTGGGAGGATATGGAGATAGAAGACGAGCATTTTTATAATAAAAAGAATTACAAGGGTGTTATTAAGGACCACCCAGGCAATGAAGATCTACCCGAAGACATTACATCATGAATATTAAAGAGACACAAGGCAAGGTCAAGACAGTATACTCTACTGATGACACTGAGACAGTTCTTATACAATATGAGGACAAGGTTACTGCTGGTAATGGTAGAAGAGTAGATTTCCCAGAGGGTAAAGGTGAGGTATGTGCTAAGATATCTGAATGTTTATTTCAATTACTTGAATTAAATGATATTGATACTCATTATATTAATATGCCAACCAGTACTGCGATGGCATGTAGAAGAGTAGATATTATACCAATAGAGGTAGTAGTTAGAAATATAGCAGCAGGTAGTATTGTTAGACAAACTAATATACCAGAGGGTACAGTATTTGATGCACCATTAGTTGAGTTTTATCTTAAGGATGATGAGAAGGATGATCCACTATTAACAGAGGATCGTATATCATTAATGAAGTTTACCAATATTGGTACTAACTTACCCATACTTAAGTCAATAGCACGTAATATTAATGCTATACTAAAAGAGACCTTTAAAGATATAGGTCTTACACTTGTAGATTTTAAATTGGAGTTTGGTTATGATTCTAGACAGAATATACTCGTTGCTGATGAACTATCACCTGATGGAATGCGACTCTGGAAAGAAGGTAAGAGTTTTGATAAGGACTTGTTTAGGAAGGGAGAAGGTGATATAGTGGAGGCATATAATAATATATTAATTGAACTAACATCATGAGAAAAATTGATCCAAGTGAATACATGCAGAAGGGATGGGATGAATCACCAGTTGGTGCTCACCCATATGTGAGAGGGTCAAGGCATAATAAGATTGGTATCACTATCATGTGGACCTACTATATTATTATAATATTAATGGTAACAAGACTTATACTGGTATTAAACTCATGAGATTAACTGCTGAAATAATTAAAGAGATACAATTAGCAATGGTACATACCAAGAAGGATGGCACTGTTAATTGGCATGATGGTGATGAGATAGATGTGTGCCTAGCAGGTACATTTGCTGGTGATAAGTTTATTACTATCATCAATCGTACACGTAGTAATACCACTAAACAAAATGCCTGATGAATTTACTATTGACATTGATAAGGCATTAGAGAATGCTAAGACCAATGATCTAGCAGGTGATAGAGGATATAAGAAACCTGATGGTCTTGAATCAGTGCGTAAATCTGTTGATAACTGTGTTAACCTAGCAGGTTTAGATAAGAAGATCATGGAAGAACTACTCAAAGGTGAGTGGGCAGAGTATAGTACTCTTAACAGTGTGGGTAGACAGTCTCAGAAAATTGTGATAGAATATAATATATCACAAAAGAAAGAATGAAGGACACCATATTATATGGTGATTGTCGAGAGACATTATCAGCATTTATCGATAAGGCGAGGATGTGTGTAACGTCACCGCCTTATTATGGTCTTAGGGACTATGGTGGTGAACAAGATCAAATAGGTCAGGAGCAGTCACCAGAGGAGTATATAGATAATTTAGTAAAGGTATTCAGGGAGGTGCGAAATGTGCTCACAGATGATGGAACTTGTTGGGTTAATATTGGCGATAGTTACTATAATTACAGACCTGGAAGGGGACAAGGACTGGCAAAACAAACAGTCTCAAATACTAAACAAGACCTACCAGATGTGTGTCCTCGCAGAGGAAATAGACTCGACGGACTCAAAGAAAAAGATTTAATTGGTATACCTTGGATGTTAGCATTTGCATTACGTGCTGATGGATGGTATTTAAGACAAGATATAATATGGCATAAACCTAATCCAATGCCTGAGAGTGTGAGAGATAGATGTACTAAATCACACGAGTATATATTTTTATTGAGTAAGAGTAAGAAGTATTATTATAACAATGAAGCAATCAAAGAACCAGCAAAGGACTGGGGCACAAGAGATAGATCAAAAGGAAAGTATCACAACAAAGGTACAGGACTCCAACCGCATTCAGGTCTTGAGAAATCATATCCAACAAAGAATAAACGATCTGTATGGTCAGTAACAAATAAACCATACAAGGGATCACATTTTGCTACATTCCCTAGAGACCTCATTGTACCATGTATCAGAGCAGGTAGTGAGAAGGGTGATATAGTATTAGATCCCTTTATGGGCAGTGGTACCACTGCAATGGTAGCAAAGGAGTTAGGTAGATACTACCTAGGATGTGAGTTGCACAAGGACTATTCTAATTTAATAGACAAGAGACTGGGACTGTATGCCAGTCTACAAACTGGTGGCACTGCTGATACAGATGACTCTGATTGATGTATACTAGTACTATAGAATTTTTAAATCGATGAAATTACGTCCCCCATCGCACGACGACATCGCTGCTGATCTCAAACAAATCATTCCACTTGCTCTCACTCGCACATCAGAGAGGATTGCTAAATGTGTTGAAATTGCAGGTGATGGAGAGTTTGCACACTTAGGAGAATGGTTTCAACAAACTGTTGATAGGACTAAGTATGTTGCACCTATCTTCAATGTCCAACTAGGTAGAGTCGCTAAAGAACTAGGTGTGGATTACATTGAAGAGGAGGGCATTGGTTATGATTGTATCGTAGAGAAGCAGAAGGTAGAGAATAAACTATCTCTTGGTACTAAATCACCTCATGCGTTTGCAACTGGTAACAATCACAGTAAAACTAAGGTTGACCTTGTTTTCTGCACAAAATTAGTGTATAATGACAACAATGGGTTTGATCAAATACATGCAAGTGTGGTTGATCTATCACAGAGGACTCTACCTCTTATCACAAGATGGAGAGATGACCAGAAGAAAGACAAGAAGACTGGTGAAGTAAAGAATAATAATGGATTCTCTACTCTTGAGATATCAAAGCATGATGCACATATTGTGACATGTGTATTTGGTAGCACAAGACCAGCAACTAAATTCTTATACCCTACATATGTCCCTTTCAATCAATAAAACATATCATCTCAACTGCATAGCAGGTATGGAGAAGATGGATGAGGAGAGTGTTGACCTAGTGGTCACCTCTCCACCTTATGATGACTTGAGGACATATAATGATAGCAGTAAATGGGATCAGAATACATTCTATGCAGTTGCAGCACAACTGAATAGGGTGTTGAAACCAGGTGGTGTCATCATGTGGAATGTAAATGATGCTACCATAAATGGTAGTGAGTCTGGATCATCATTTCGACAGGCATTACATTTCATGGACTTAGGGTTGAGATTACATGATACAATGATATATGAGAAGACTGGCACTGCATTTGCATCTGGTCCTAAGAGTGTGAGATATACTCAACAGTTTGAGTATTGTTTTATATTATCTAAGGGTAAACCTAAGACTATCAATCTATTGTGTGATAAGAAGAATAAGTGGGCAGGTCACCAGTCATGGGGTAATGCACAGACTAGGAGTAAGGATGGATCAATCAAGGATCCTGGTAAGAAGAGCAAAGAGATTAAGGAGTGGGGAGTACGCACTAACATTTGGAGGATAAAGAATAGTGGTGGGTTTGGACAGTCAAGTAAGAGTGCGTACAAACATCCTGCTACCATGCCAGAGGAGTTAGCACGTGGTCATGTACACACGTGGAGTAACGAGGGTGACCTTGTGTTAGATCCCTTTATGGGTAGTGGCACATCTGCCCAAATTTGCCTAGAAATGCTCAGAAATTATATTGGGTTTGAGATAGATGATACATACTATCAAATGTGTGTTGATAGGGTCAAACCTTATCAGGACAATCTACTCACAAGACTAGCAGCAAATTAAATGCTTAGACAGAAAGTATGGGTAACACCCATCTCAGAACAAAGTAAACTCACATGGTGCACATATCTTAACAGTAAGAATGTTGTACACCTTGAGCATAATAGAATAGATAAACTATTCGTGTCATCACTGGATAACCCAGACTTTTGGTTCTGGATCAACAAAGAAAACGATACTAATTGGGAGTATAAGATATTAAATGACTAATTCTAATATAAATGTGACAGAGACAGAGCATCCAGCACAACAGCATCAGCAGGATGTCAACGCATGTATACATCACATCAGAGATGCAGTGGTTGATTATGTTGAGTCTGAAGTGCTAACTCCTGGAGAATTTGTTAATTGTGTCAGGACAGCATTATCTGACAGCATAAATTACCATTCTCAGAGGGCAAAATTGCTCAAAGATGCCCAAGATTTGTTAACAAATAACATCACAGATAAGGAGTTTGTTCAACAACAATTATGACACAAGAAGCAGACGAAGCAGCACGTGCACTCCGTAAATTACAGGAGTTAACTAATAAATATTCAAACCTAGAAATGGGTGCAGATGAACTCAAACAGTCAATATCTGAGAGGATAAATGCAACTGAAGAGTTAAAAGATATCCTTGCTAAAGCAACACAAGCAAAGAAAGATCGTGAGTCTAAGTTACAATGATGAAAGTAGGTGAGTATAAAGTTATTGATGACTATTTCCCTGACTGGATGATACAAAATGTAAGAGATTACATGTGTATGATGCCAGTTAGGTGGGATAATGTATCATTAACTGAACCAACTTGGGACACCAGTGAGTCAAGATTCATGGGTAATATGATACTCATTGAAGACAATTGGCAACTACGAGATGTCCAAATTCATTGGTTTTTATTATACTTAATAGATGCAATTAAGCATGATATATGTAAAGAATTAAATATATCTAACGTTGTTAGATGTTTACATAATGGACAATTTCCTTTGGAAAGTATGAACGGAGGCAATCATCGTGATTCTGATGTTAACAATGACAAGGAAAGTTATCTAAGTGTGATATACATGGGATATGGTAATTCTGGAGATTGTGTTATAGTAGATGAGGACAATCATGAGCACAGAGTATCATTTAAGGAAGGACGGTTAGTATTATTTAATTCTAATACTATGCACCGAGGTGAAGCACCAGAGACAGGATATCGTTGCAGTTGGGGTTTAGTTTTCCCTACATTTGATCCAACTGGTATTAAATTAGAGGACGCTATGTTTGATCCTAATGCGATAGATAATACATGGTATAAGAAAGAACAACCCATTAATCATTAGAATAAAATGACAGAAACTAAACACCCATTAAGTGATACATTAGAGGATAAAATAACCAATGAAACATATGGTTTATTTCCAACTCCTATCAGTAAGTTCTCACTTAGTAACCACACAGTTCTTAAGACTCAAATCCTAAATTGGATGGGTGATGAAGATATATTGAAGAAATCAGGTCGTGAAAGTATAACTCACAACGTGGTACAAATTGGTGAAACTAATAAACTATTAACAGATTTACCTGATGTTGCTGATGCTTTCAAGAATGCAATTAGTCAGCATAATGATAACTCAATGCACTATACTACTGATCTAAAAGTTAATGAGTCATATTTAGAGTTATCAAATAAGGATGCAATTTATGCACCTCATGAAGTTAGTAACTGTTTGTATCATAGTATATACTTAGTTAACTACAATCCTGAAGCACATAGTTATATTAAATGGAGGAAGAATGTAGGGTCTAATCATTACCCAATCATGCAAATCAATTCTAAACAATTAACACAGTATAATATGACTGAAGCAACATTTAAAATGGCAGAAGGAGATATTATTACTTTCCCATCTAATTTGACCTTTGGTTATGATAGTAACCCTAGCAATGAGTTAATCACACTTAGTGCTAATATTGTCCCTGCATAGTTAACATGAATTACGAAGAAGATCACCCCGATCATGTTAATGATTTATGGGAAGATATGGACAGACTAAATGCACTTTATGAAGAGTTATTATGGCATCATAAAGATAAATTAGAGTTTATCCCTGATTATGAACGAAACGTCATTATTATTAGAAATGTGAGTATGAATGGATCTCAATCTTAAGCAATTAAAATATTTAAGAGGTGTATTATCCATCGCTAGGATGTATAAACCGTATGAGGACAGGCAAGACGCTAATTTATGCCCTAAAGGTAGTCTGTACAACGATGATATGGAGGATTTGTTTATACAAATAGAAGCAGAGATACAAAGACGGTTTCCAAACTGTCCACCTTGGTCACCATTTGGGTCATTTTCGACTATAATTAAAGAGTCAAACAAACTCAACGCAAAAATGGCACAAAACCAACTCACCCAAGACGACTGGAACTTGATTCAAACAGTCTTCGCAAGTGCAGCAGCATTGGACATTGACACAAGACTTGATGATGATGGCGATTTCACTGTTGAACAATTCTCAAATGTGTGGGACAAAGTTATCAATCAAGGAGTTTAATCCATGTTTACAATCAACGGCAAGGATTACACTCACAATGAGTTAAATAAGATGTGGGATTTCTTCACTGAAGATCAATGGGATTCTATCCTAAGTGACATTAAAGATCCCCAAATCATTGAAACAATTCAACAATTATGGAGGTCTAGTTATTAATGTCAACTCTACATCATGAATCAATTCTTGAAACAATCTATGATGAATTGATGGATGAATTAACACTAACTGAAACACTTCCAATGTATTCAGAAAAGGAAATTACATCCATTGTTTATCAACGATTTGAGGATTTATGTCAGTAAGTAACACTCACAACATGAATCTATTCATCAATAGATCAATCAATCCAAAGGGATATTATTATCTACCTAGTGATAATATCCCTCATTTTTATGTACATAAGTATGCTACATATAGTGATATGATTGATAGTTTAGCATCCTACATTAATGGTTATTAATTATGACTTTAAGCACACAAGTTGAAGAGAGTTTAATAGAAGCACAACAAGATTTACGCAATGCGTTATCATTTAGTGCAAGGACTGAAGCACCTTATGTATCAAAACATATAGCAGATATGTTGCATAATATTGATAATTTAATACACGTAACTGATCTACTATCTGAACTTGAAGATGGCATTACAAATAACAAATAGTCAAAGAGATAACGATGAACTCAAATACTATGAGGACATCTATCACACTGATGATAGTATTACTATAGATGGTAAACAATTACCATCATTTACTATAGTTGAGAATACTTATTATAGTGATGAAACTGATGATGAATACAGGGTTAATGCACGTATTGCATGTCAATTAGGCAATGCAGAAGGCATGAAACAGTTTATATCAGTAACTGATAAAGTGTTAAACCCGATGATATTTAATGGCAATACTTTATGGACTTATGAAAGAATAGCAGCATTTCCTACTGTTGCTAGTTGTAAAGAATACATAGAGAATTATATAAATGAAGATGTAACAAAACAGATCTTTAGTAAGCAACATGAATTAATGGACAGTTGACAAAGTGGACTTTTTTGTTGCATATTGTAACGATTTAGTCAAAAATGACCATTTGTCAAGTTATAATGAGTATGCGAAACACAAAACAGGCATCCAATGGGTTAGGTGAGAGTCCTAACATTAACTAGATGTCATTGAATCTAAGACCTGTTTTTGTTTCGCTCACCCCTTACAACTGGTCATTTATGCCAACTGCAACACCTCGCAAGTCAACCTCTACAACACCACGTAAGAGACGGACACGCAAGGCAACTGCCCCTAAAGCAGTCAAGACAGTACCAACCATCAAAGAGGTAAAGCAAATGACAGTTGAAACACCAGTGAGACCAACCCCACTCCTCAAATTTGAAGACTATCAAAAAGACTTCAATATTAGACTTGAGATCCACAATTATGAGATCAAAGAGTTAATTAAGGACATAAAGTGGGTTTACGAGCAATCAAAACCACTCGTAAAGCAAGGTTATGACTACGTTGTTTCATCTTACAATCGAGCATTTGTCTCTGAGTGACACTCTACAAACTGTCCACAAAGCACCCTAAATGGGTGCTTTTTCATGTACAATGATAATGTAGTTACAAATTTCACCATTTGATTACTTTAAGACCTCATCAATCATCTGCATTAAATGTTATGCAGTCTGAGAATGTTGGGCAAATAATAGTACCTACTGGTGGTGGCAAAACTATGATTATGATCAAAGATTGCATTGACAATCTTGATAACAATGTCACAGTAATTGTAGCACCTCGTATACTATTAGCACAACAATTATGTGATGATTTTATACATCAATTAGGTGATAAAATATCACCTCAACTCAATGTATTTCATGCACATAGTGGAAGGACTAAGCACCTTAGTTCTACCAAACCAGAAGAGATTAAGCACTGGATTGATAACACTCCAGGTGATAAATTACTCTTCACAACTTATCATTCTCTATCAAGAGTTGTAGACAGTAATATAACAATTGATACAATATATTATGACGAGGCACACAATGGCACTGCAAGAACTTTCTTCAAAAGTGTTAGTGCATGTAGTCAAATTGCATCACGTTGTTATTACTTTACTGCTACACCTAAAATATCATATAAGCATGATAGAGGCATGAATAATGTATCAATTTGGGGTAGAATCTTAATTGATGTTGATGCACGTGATCTCATTAAATGTGGATCAATTATACCACCAACTGTGCAATCATTCCCAATTGATACACATTTTACAAAAGAAAATGCTTACGTGCATCATAGTATTACTGTTGAATCTTTCATCAAAAGTATTAACAACTATGATGGTGCGAAGGTGTTAGTTAGTGTCCCATCTTCACGCATACTTAATAACATGCTAGGACACACAACATTACTCAAAACTCTTGAAGATCAGGGTTTTGATGTATTACATATTACCTCAAAGTTTGGTGCTTATGTTAACAAAACTAAGGTCAATCGCACGACGTTCTTTAACACTCTCAAAGAGTGGGGATGTCAAACAGACCGCAAATTTGTCATCTTTCATTATAGTATTTTATCAGAAGGTATCAACGTTAGTGGACTATCTCATACGTTATTGCTGCGAAATCTTAACATCGTGGAGATGGCGCAGACTATCGGTAGAGTTATCAGGTTACATAAAGAAGATGCCCAAAGTATTAATCAAGGCACTATTCCTGCTGGGGTTCTTAGTTTGTATCGCAAATCCTCTGGTAATTGTGTTATTCCTACTCACAAGAATTACGGCACTAAAACTATTAATAGGATACAAAGAGTCGTAAACGATATATTTACAGAAGGACACCACACCACCGCATACTGCTAGTGACAGTCCGCAAAGTGTCCACTTTTTGCGGACAACGTGCGGAGATGCCCTATAATAGATGTATCGGAGGGAAAACCACCGATTTCAACCCTTACAAGGACTTCACAACATGCGTAAAATCGAAGCACAAATGAATTCAGCGATCAGAAATGAAGTTAATTTCTCGAAAGCGAATACATCAGTGACTTGGAATGACCGCACCGCTAGTGTCTACCTACACGGCAACCTAATTGCTAGAGTTTCAGACACTTTCGTGCAGATCTTAGACGGTGGATGGCAGTCAGTCACTACAAAATCCCGTCTAAATGCTTTACTTAGTGAGGTTACATGTGATGGGGGAGTATTTCAAAAGGACTTCACTTGGTACTACAATAGTTCTAAAGTTGGTACAGTCCCATTCTTCTCAGGCATGGAAGCAATTTAACTGCTAAATGTCACATAGTCCGAAATGACTCTAAACTAAATGTTGTTTACTCTTCCTAATCATGTCTCAGTCAGTATCATTTAACTTTCTTGTTGAATCACTCTCACGTGCACAAACTGGAAACGAATTGATCGCACTAATTGACAACTACCTAGCACAACGCTAGTTCACACTTATGGGGCACATGTTGCCCCTTTTTCTTTACATTATGACCATGCTAGAATCTCTCACTGATTTACTCTTTGACTGGTGTAAATCCAACGAATTAGAATACCTTAGTGCTGATGATTTACTGGTCACTCAGTATGATGAATTAACACAATCTCAACGTGATTGGTTAACACATTACATCGCAATTTGGGATCTAGTTGAAACAAATAGTAGGAATATTGTTACCAATAAACTAGAAACATTCATTCCAGGATTTCATGACTAAATCATCACTACCAAAGAAATTAGCATTGCTACTTGATGCTTATGATGAGGGAGTTTTGCCCGAAGATTTACAAGTAGAGATGGCACAGTTCTTGATAGATTGTGACCTACACAATGAGTTGACTCAGTATCAACAATTATGTGATTATTTCATTGCCGAAGGGTTATGTTATGAGGTAGCATTTAGTGAGGTAGATGATAATGAATAGGGTTAATCGTTACACTAGAGCAGGTAAGAATGGTAAACAAATTGTATGCCCTGAATGTAAATCAAAGCACACAGTTTATCATTTCTCGTTCTATGCCCTTGGTTGCCAATCGTGCCACTATATAATACCTAAGTATGAATGGGGAGTTGTTACTTAATGGAAGTAATTATCACTCCTGATTTAGAACCACTTTATGTTAATCACTCTAAGGAAACTAACACAATGACTAAGTTAAATCCTCGCCCAGTGTATCAAGGAACAGCAAATCCTAATGCCACTAATAGTGAATTAGATGCAAAGGTTGTTATCAATCATAACAACAAATACCCTAGACTAAATGATACTGAATGGGGCATAATCTTTGAGCAAATTGATAACAAATACACTGTAATCATTGACAAATTGTTATCATACAAGGCAGAAGATGAGATTGTCAATAGACTTTGTGACACTAATTTAAGTGCCTACGATCACATCCCAAGTCGCTATTAATACCCTATAATACTAATAACAACTAACCCCAATCTTCAAATGTTTAAATCTAACTTCTTTGGTCGAATCTTCTGGATAGATGATAACAATGATTTCAAATCATGCCCCTTATGTGTTGATGAAACAGGTGATTTTGATCAAGAAGATTATGTAACAGACTGGGAAGATTGGGAGGGAGTAAGTGTTAAAGAATTGCTAAACATTCATCATGCGTGTATAATTAACAAGATCAATCATGCCAACTCATTATCACTCAACGACTTCGCATTTACCCATGCTAATTAACACAAACCCCAACACAGTCTCCCTCAATAGTACAACTTTGCTCAAAATCTATCAATCAGTTACTAACAACAAACCAAAACAGCAAAGTGTATACAATCCCCCAAGATCACGCAAGATAAGTATACTTAACGATTAAACACTAACTAACAACAACTGTTTCCCTCTAAAATGACACAACCTAGACAAGATTTGATCTCTGCTGTTAAAGAACATCACGTAAGGAAAGATTTTGCTTATGACGCAAAAGTGATCGAGAAAAATGTAAACAAACTACGTGATTATCTCATCAATGATTATCAACGAAGAGATTACAAAACTGATTTCAATGTAACAATTAGTAAGGGAAGAAAGTATTATAAAGTAATAACGGACAATAGCGTACATTGCTTTGTAGATAAACTTTTAGGTCACGTATATAAACCAGCAAGTTATAATCAACCTGCTAAACATGTAAGATTTAACTTATTAACTGATCCACAAGATTGTTTTAATAAATGTGATTGGGCAGGAGGATACTTATACCTCTAATTAACAACAAGTACCACAACGATTACATCTACTAAGTAACAACAATGAATCCACAGATTACAATGAGTTTTCCACAGTTAGCGGAGAGATTGTGGATAAGTAGTGTATATTTTAAATGGTTAATTAAATATAGAAATGTGTTATTGAAACCCCCATAAATAGCGTTGCAAAGTGTTGTCTTAGAGCGTAACATAGCGAGATTTTTTTGTCAACAACTGCTAAGAATTGCCACAATCTCGTTATAACCCTTGACATCACAATCGTTATGGACTATTATAACATTGTAAGCAAATTACCAATGGGAAGGACATACAAACGTAATGACCCCTATTCATCACATAGGGCGAAAAGTTTGAGAGAAAAGCGTAAACAATCCAAGACAAAGTATCGCAGGGAAAGTGACAACAATTCCACAGACTCTGTGGAAAAGTATCACAAATACCGCAACGATTTGCCCCCATCCGCCTAACAACAACTTGCCCCTAATTGCCATGTCTAAAGTAACAACGATCAACACTAATCCTCCAGTAGATGTTAAATTGTGGGAAACACGTAGGAAACACTTTTGGGCGTATAATTACGATGGATGTAATAAGAATGGTCCGTTTAAAAGCGAGAAGTTAGCATTACTAGACGCAACGCAATTTAGCAGCGATTCTTAACACATAGCACACACACAGTTGTTGATACTATAGGGGGACATATTACCCCCACTAATTAACACAAACTGTATACCCACTGATTAACAACAACTGTGTGTGGGTGTTAGTATCACATAGAGCATGTAATCACCAGGTGCATTATTAACACAAACCGTGTAGGCACTATGTGTATATGAGCATGAGCATATTAGCATATGTTAAATAACAAATAGCGTATACACACAAAATGTTAATAAACAGTTATTAACTTTTCCACTATGTGTAACCTACAAAAGTATAGGATCGATATCAAAATATTTTTTCTAATATAAAAATTTTCCCATAGGTTTTTTTCAGTGTCAGAGTTTAATCAAAATCCCTTAGAGATCGCCCAAGAGAAATTAGAAGAGGAATACAAAGATCTCATAGGTCTCCCTTGGATTGGAAGGAGATATCCAGGTTGTTATAGAATTATTCAACTTTACGCTGAGAGTCGCCTTGGAAGGTCTCTGAAGGACTTCTCAGGGTTATATACATCCTTCAAGGATGAAGCAGTAGCAGAAGAGAATGGACTCTGGATAAGCAAACCAGAATGGGGAGAGGACTGGGATATGTCTATCTTACAAAAACATGATCTCCTATTGTTTAAGATATACACCGAAGCACTGGGTGGTGCCTACTCCGAGAAGGCGGGAAGGGCACCCAATCACGGTGGAGTTTACTTAGGGGATGGATGGATGATTCATCAGTTGTGGCAGACTGACAGTTGTATTGTGAGACTAGATGAGCACTATCGCAAGTGTTGTGTAGGTATAGTGAGGGAAAATGCTACATAAAGCAGATATACAAGTTAAGTATGATATGAAACGGTTTACCCTAAGAATCGAAGAAGATGACTTCGGAGAGAATTATATACACATCCCTGATGATGTCATGCGAGAATGTGGATGGGACATTGGCACCAACTTAGAGTATGAAGAAGAGACGGATGGAAGTATTATCTTGCATAAAATAGACGAATGAGATATAATCAGATCATGTTAACTATACTGGTTATAATAAACATCATTAACCTTATAAAAAATTAGCGTCTAAAAAAATGGCGAATTCATATTATGGAGACACCTCAGTTTAATAGCGACGAAGAATTCTTTGCTTGGACATTTGAAAAAATTAGCGAGTCGCTGACCAATCTTGCAAAGAGATTAGAGCAAGTAGAAGGGGGACTACAAAAAATCCCTCCTCCAGGCGCAGATATGGTTAAGTATAAACCTCCTGGTAGTCCGAAGTATCTTAATTTAAAGGAATTACTCGATACGGTATTTGCTGAGATGAATCATCTAGAGAATAGACTAAATAAGATAGAAGAAAAACTTAGTGAGTAATGCCAGCCTATATTCAGGAAACTGGTAGGAGCTTTCCTAATCCTATAAAGGGTGGCGGTTTCAATCAGGATTTTAAAAGACCTAGTAGCGGTAACTATAGGACATCAGGAGACTATCCTGGTGTAGGTAGTGGCATGTCGTACGCAATTACCTTTGAGGATGGTGGTCCTGGTAGTCTCCCTATGGGAAAGGACGTAGTACATTATATTGGTGATGAAGAGCCTACTAATGTAAATTCTAGTGGAAATGAAAGAGCAGGTATATACAGATATTATAGGGCAGCAAAGGATGATCACAAGTATACACGTGATCCACAGTTAATAAAGAGAGATTTCGGTTGCGAGAATGAATCGTGGCAGAAAGCAGCATCAGGTTATAACCCAGAGCCTAGGAGTGGTAAACCTGTGTTCTATATTATGATAGCGCAGGTAACTAATGCTATACCCCTTAAAGCATACTACTCTCATTGGCCCGATGATACACAACTCTGTGCTGGTACTAACGTGCCTACAGGGTTATCTGGTGTAGGTTGTGGTAAAAACAAATATAAGGAAGTAGATACTCTAGGGTATGTCTTTGCTACAGAGGCAGAAGCACAAGCATACTGCTCACCTGGAGAGACTCCTGCACCCATCTATGAGTATTTGCATCCTGACCCTGATCATTTCTATACTATAGACCCTTCAGTTGAAGTGCGTCTAGCAGATAATAGTCCTATTCCACCCAAGGAGTCATTAGATAAGTCATACTCCTACCTGGGGATCATAGGATGGGCATTCAAGACACGTGCGTTAGATAGTCCAACTGATCTCATCCTTGATATTGGTAAGATTGGACCTACTGGACAGAATATTAATAAGAGTGGATGGTATGACTATACTTTTGGTAGTCAAGCAACTTGGAATGGCATTGTAAATGGTATGGGTGCATGGACTGAGTTCATGTATCGTCAGATGCGTGATAGTGGTGGTAATAATATAGAAGGTCCACCTAATGTTAATGGATGGGGATGGCCTGATAACGTAGACATATTAGATAACGAAGCACTATTCGAGTGGAGTTACGGTCTGAGTGGTGCCGTAAAGGGTGCTGTACCCCGTTTCCTTGGATTCGAGGATATGTATGACTCCCAGTTTATATTTTACCTATATGATACGACTTATCCTTGGAATGGTCCTATATTCTCCTCACAGTATATCCTGAGTAATGCTCAGTGTTGTCCTAATACTACTGACCCTGAAGGATGTCCTCAATGCGCTCCTGTGTGGACATATCATAGTCATTACTATGAGATCAACTCTGATGTATGGAATACTACTCAGACTAAGCTCTCCCTACATGATGCTAGTAGTGCAGGTGTGAATGAATCATTCTGGACTGTAGATACTACTACTCCTATCATATTCTTCCGTTACTTAACACGGACTGGTGACTTTGGTCCAGGTGAAAAGATTAACGGTTGGGATGTAGTATCCGTCTATTACTTCGGTGATGAGCTCAAGTGCGGAATAATGGAGCTTACTTGGGATAATAGTAGAGATAATCTGTGGTATGTTAACCCTGCTTGCATAGCCTGGCGGTTAACTACCGTAGGTGCTGTGGAGATAGCTACCTCACTTTCGGAGAAAGGGTCATGGGTACACATAGGTGCACCCACTAATACCGCAGTACCTTGGTCACAGTTGATGAAGGATTACAGTATATACCCAGTTAAACCCGCAGATGACGCAGAAGATCCTCATATGGATGTGTGGCAAGTGCATACTGCGACAGTTACTATACCTAGTAACGGAGACTACTCTATAGCAATAGAGTCTGATAACTACGGATACCTTAAGATTACTGACTCTAGTAGCAATGTCCTTATAGATCAGGAGATCTCCTATCAAAGTGGTATGGGTACTCAGATATTCCCTATGACACTTGCAGCAGGTAATTACACTATAGAGAGTAGAGTTAAGAATATTGAAAGAACTACAGAGCCTGCTCCGTTTACATATCAAGAGCAGTTTACATCTAGTGATGGTGGTACTGCACAGATACTGGCGGGATATGGTATACCTAATAAGTCTGCATTCTGCGGGACATATGAATTCCCTAAGAAGATATCATACTGGAAGGTAGAGATAGATCCTAAAGCACTCATTCCACGACGCACTATGGATGAGGCGAAACTAGAAGCAATAGTTGGAGATGACGGAGAAATTAAATCAGTCCATATCCTCAATGGTGGTAGAGGGTACGTAAAACCAATAATACAGGTTATGGATCCGCAAGGATTAGATGACTTCTCTCCTAATGATACATCTGACTTTATGGCAGATAAGTTAGGAATGGATCCTGATGCAGAGAAAGCAATAGCAGACCCTGATAAGGAAGATACATCTATGTCTACAATGGACATGAAGACTCACTCAAGGGTATGGAAGTCCTCTACAGAGTCTGTAGACGCAGAGGATAAGAATAAGGATGTATACAGATTGAAGAGGGCAGAAGTTGAGATATCACAGTTAGATGATGAAGGTATAATCAGAGCAGTGCGGGTTGTAGACCCAGGCGCAGGATATAGTCAGGCAAATAATGTTTTAGTGCATGTAGTTGATCCTGAGCAAATACAATTTGAGGGTGTTAAGGATAAGGATGGTAATTATGCAGCAGGTGGTGCAGAAGTAGAGCAAGCTGCAGAGAATATGGATAAGGCATGGGATCATACCTTTGAGAAGAAGGATGTAGTGTATGGTGTCAGGGATGAGGCAACTATGGATGATTATTCTATGCAACCTCTATCTGCATCTATGGATCCTATGACTAGGAGTATAGTTAAGGAGTCTATGAAGAATTCTGCTGAAGTGCCAGCGAATAATGCGACTCAGGTTTCCGTAACTGTACCAGATAGTTACATAAGAGCAGCAGGTGATGGTATAGATGATGATGTAACTAAACTATGCTTCAATCTACCAGCAGAATGTATTGAGGTTAGTGGTAGTGCAAATATGAAAGCGGGTATGCCAGATGCAGAGCAGTTTGAATATGTTGCTGCAAATGAGTCTGGTGTACAAGAGTTCCAAGACGGAGCAATGGGATACGCATTAGCAGCAGTTGATCAGGCAGATACCTTTGGTACTAATATGTCACACTTGTATGGTCCTTTTGGACAAGATAAGTGTATAGAGATGATTCAACCTAAGTTGTATAATATTACACGGTGGTTTGATATGCCGTGCGCTTACTTAGATACTAATGAAGAGGGTGAGCGTAAAGCATTCGGATGGTTACCATATAAGTATTGCGCTTCTAAAGAAAAGGAAGCTACATTCAGAGTATCAATGGAAATAGACGGATATGTTGGTGGTAGTCAAGGACCAGCATTCATGGATTTCCTTAAAGATATGCCAGTGCCATACTTAATGGAGAAGAGACCTATAACTACTAATGCTGGAGAGAAAACATGGAAGTGTAAGCGGAGTAGTATAGATGGTAGATGTTACCGTGACCCCCAAGACCCTGGCAACATGGTATTTGTACCTGTTGGTCTTGATGAAAACACTTATGATTACAATAGGTCTAACTATACTGAGTTAGAGCAATTGCAGATGTGGGCTGGTCAGAATATCACTAGTAGTCAAGCAGTGCAGACATGGTTAGGACACCCCACAGCAAATGATCCAGCAGGTACTCCGCATTCTGTAGATTATACTGCATTAACCGTATCAAGTTGTTCCAGCGGTGTACCACCTAATGAATGTTGGGATACATACGTGCGGGGAGTGGTTGCTAATGATGGACCTCTTACTGTGTATAGTGGGTATGATGCTAATGGTAATGGTCAAGCAGGAAGTACATATTGTAATGTTTCTGAGCTGCATGGTAACTCCTGTCTAGCACTAGATAAATGTATGGATGCTTCTATTGCTATTAATCCTCAACGTATAACTGGATCTGGTGCAAACGCTACAATGAATATGGGTGCTTATAATGGAATCATGGCAGTTAGGAATTATTTGTCAGGTGGAGTCATAGCATTGGGTAGAGCATTAAGAAACTATGGTAACCCATACTTTGATGAGTGCAGTGAGGAGAATTCCTGGACTGACGGTGAATCACTTAATGATATAGTATTCCCTAAGAGGTTATAATATGGCATTTGGAGCACTATTACCAGTATCATCTCTAAACGGACTACCTTGTAGTGGTCATGGATTGTGTTTACCATCCACTATCCACTCTGTACAAGCGTGTGGCACCCCTCCAATCCCCTACAGCATAGTCATTAAGGAATATACCTGTTGGTGGCCTCCTCAACCCTTAATTCCTATATTCCCTGTTACTCCTTATAGGGCAACTGTGCAGGTAAATCGTATTCCTATCATGTTACATGGGGATACCTTCACTCCACATATAGCGGTATGTACTAATATTGTTGTATACATGTGTCCTTGTGGTAAAGCGATGTGTCCAACACCCACTCCGATCCCTTGCAGCACCCTTACAATTGAAGATGGAGGTGGTGTAGGGCATACTAGAATTCTTATGGCAACAACTTTAACCGTATTTGCTCTGAAATTACCAATTGCACGTATTCTAGATCCCCTAGGAGTTGGATTTTCAGGGTTTAGTTACCCTTGTTCATCTGTAGTTGCGTGGGGACATGCAACTGTGCTATCATCATAGTAGTTTATTCAATAAAAATGGCATTATACTCTGGAAATAGTGACTACATTAAGCCTCCAGCAAAGAAAACAAGGCAAGGTACTTCTAAAAACACAAAAATAAGTGCTACCTCACGTAATGGAGCACAAAAAAGGTATAGGGGTCAAGGAAAATAGTCGGTAAACCCTATAAATAAATAAAATAGCTCAATAAAATGTCTCCGAGACCAGAGCGACCTGTCGATATGTCCGATTCCTTTAAGGAAAACGGTTGGGAATACTGTAAATACTTAATTACTGACCCAAGATGTGATAAATATCTTAGTAATAGTAGAGAAGAATGCCCTCCTACAGGTTCAGATCTGAAAAATACGTCAGCAGAGGATTCAAGGACTTAGCAGTTTCTTTTAATGCTAACCCCTCAACTGGCGATTTTGGTGTGGTTAAGAATGAGAATGCTATAAAGCAGTCTGTTCGTAACCTCATTTTAACTATGTTCGGAGAAAGACCATTTCAACCTACTATTGGGTCTAGGGTTAAGATGCTTTTATTCGAGCCATGGGATCCATTCGCAGTAGATACCATTAAAAGTGAGATATTTAACTGTATCAAACGACTAGAACCACGTGTTGAATGCACAGGAGTCGGACTTCGTGATGAAAATGATATAAATTCAGTCCATATTTCGATAGATTACACTATTGTTGGTCAGCAAGAAGTGCAAAACGTCGATTTTCTCCTAGAGAAAGCATAAAATGTCAGCAATTCCATCCCAGTTAACGTCGTTAGACTTCTTTGAGATCAAAGAATCGATCAGATCGTACCTTCGGACTCGAAAAGAGTTTACCGATTACGATTTTGAGGGTAGTTCTGCATCATACCTGATTGATATTCTAGCATATAACACATATTATACAGCATTTAACGCTAACATGGCGTTAAACGAAGCATTTTTAGAAACTGCAACGGTCAGAGACAACATTGTAAGGATCGCAAAGCAGTTAAATTACACTCCTAGGTCAATTAAGGCACCTAGAGCATGTGTCAAACTCCTTGCACAGACTAGTATTGGACTAAATGGCACTAGTTTCCCAGAATTTGCTACCTTGAAGAAGGGTGATGTCTTTGTAGCAGACAATGATTTCGATTCTTATACGTTTGCATTGACTCAGGACATCCAAGTGCCTGTAGATAGTGGCACTGGACTAGCAACTTTTGATAATGTGCTTGTATATCAAGGTAATTTACTAACCTATAACTACACAGTTGATTATACAGCACGTCAGGACTACATTATTCCTGATGAAAATGTAGATACGGGACTTTTGACCGTAGATATCTCTCCAACTGAGCAATCTTCAGAGACAGATACCTATAGTCCTGCTACAAATGTAACAAATGCTGATGGAACTTCCAGAATTTACTATTTGGAAGAGACTGATGACATGAGATACCGTCTAGTTTTCGGAGATGGGTCAATTGGACGTAAATTAATCGATGGTGAGTACATAAGAGTCTCATATGTGTCTACAGATGGGGTTGAAGCTAACGGTGCGAAGGGATTTAACTTCATTGGCACTGTTTTAGACAGTGATTTACGTGTTGTAAGTCCAAATGCCATTAGTTTGACTACTAAAGACGCTGCTCAAGACGGTGAAGATCGTGAAACATCACTTTCAGTCAAGTTTAGAGCACCTAGAGCGTATGCAACCCAAAATAGGGCGGTTACTGAGAATGATTTCGAGCATATTGTCTCTGAGATCTATCCTCAAGCAGCATCTGTAACTGCTTTTGGTGGAGAGAAGTTAAATCCACCGATTTATGGGAAGGTCTATGTTGCAATTAGACCAAAAACAGGAAATAAGCTGAATGCAACGACAAAACAGAAGATTAAGAAGGACTTATTGAAGTATTCCATTGCTTCTATCGAGCCAGTCATCATTGACCCAACTATTTTCTACGTTTTACCGAAATCTTACGTTTATTACAATGGAAATGACACTAGTTTGACTGGTGCACAACTTGGAACTAAGATTTTACAAGGAATCGACGCATTTAACAAAAATGGTCAAACAAATAGGTTTGGAAACCGTTTAGACGGGTCTAAATTCGGTGCAATGGTTGATAGTAGTGATCCTGCCATTTCTGGTAACGTCACTCAGATGACTTTAGGTCAAAATATCGACCAATTTGCTTTTGGGCAAGTTTTCACCCAATGTTTAGATTTTGGTAACCCACTTTATGATCCAAACAGCTATTCTGGGTCTCCAGATGGTGATGATGACGATGGAACTGGTGGAAAGTGTAAACCATCCTTTTCAGTTGTTAAATCAGGGACATTTTATGCCACTGGTTACACAGAAGACCTTGTAAACCTTACTTTGAGTGATGGGACGACTTCTGCACAGGTTGCAACCCCAGGAATCTCCACAAGTACCGCAAATCAAGTTTTGGTACCTGTAAACATCAGAGATGATGGTCGTGGAAACCTAATTATGGTTACCACACGGGATGAGACCGAATTAACCCTTAACCCTTCAGTAGGCAGCGTTAATTATGCTAGTGGTCAAGTCTGTGTTGGTCCTGTAGCAATTCAGGGCACCCCAGATGGCACTGAGAGACTACCAATTCAGGTATTACCTGCTGGTGGATCAATTTCAGTCCCACCAGGAGTAGATCCTACAATATTCAACCCTCAAGTCAATCCAATTGACTATACAATCAACGATGTGTCAATCCCGACCTTCGATCCCAATAACTTTAGTGGTTATAATTACGGTGATACAACTGGGATAAATATCATTGATTATCCAACAGATAGTTTCGACTATCCAGTCAGCGAATCCTGTTTCTAAGTAGATGCCGATTACAAAGAATATCAACGTCTCTGATAGAGTCGAGAATCAGTTACCTGAGTTTATTCGTCACGAAGATAGACAATTAGTTAACTTCCTGTTTGAATACTACAAGTCTCAGGAAAAGACAGGTCGTCCTTACGATATACTCAATAATTTACTGAGATATCTTGATCTTGACAACTATACCTCTGAGCAATTAGACAGTTCAACTAGTCTGCTCAAGGATATTGGTCTGTACGATGGAAAGATAGAAATTGAAGGTATAGATGGATTCCAGGAGCGTGATGGCTCCATAATGATTGATAATGAAGTAATTTACTACGAAAACGTCACTCGTGGTCCTGATGTTATCGTTACTCCAGGTATTTCATATCCACAGTTTAATAAGAAGAAGCAACAGCTAGAAAACCCCTTTACACTCTTTGATGGAGTCCAAAATACCTTTGCATTATCATTTTTAGGCACTCCAGTCGCTCCTCCTTCGGCAGAGCACTTGATTGTGACTGCTTACAACACAATGATGGTGCCAAACGTAGATTACTACGTTGAAGGGTTTAATTTGCGTTTCCAAGACCCTCCAAGAGACCAAATCGGGTCTGATGACTCAGAATTCACTTCTGTCACTTATTTGGTCGGATATTCGGATCAACCGATTAAAACTTGCGATGCAATCCCTTATCAAGAGTGGCAAAACACAAAATTCTATCCATTAAGGATTAATCAACAATCTTACACTCCAACTTCCGAAATTGGACTTGTAATTAACAAAAATGGACGTTTACAAGAACCATATACCGATTTTACCGTTTTTGAAGATAAAGTGGTCTTCAAAAATGAAATCGGAGCTGCTGACGCTATTCATATTAGGTCTGTTGAATATACTCCTCCTAGTTACGGTTCAGGAGCCTCAGCAATTGCTAAGGTTGCTGATGATGGCACAATTACCGCTTTAATCCCCAAAACTGGTGGATCTAAGTATAGACTTGATTTTGCACCTAAAGTTGCAATTACAAGTAAGACTGGTAAGAATTCAACTGCCAGATCTCTAATTGGAGGGATTAAAGACATTAATTTGATCGATGGTGGTCAAGGTTACACTTCTTTCAACCCACCGATCCCTGTAGTTGCTGCACCTGGTAATTCTAACGGTACACCTGCTAGATTAAGTCTTACAGTTAATGATACGACTGGAATGGTCGATACATTGACTATTATTGATAGTGGAAGTGGATATGACTTTATTCCTGCTATATCATTCAAAAACCCTGGTGGTGCAACCATTGCTCCTCCTACTATTGATGGTGAAGGTAGAATTAACATAGGAACTATTACAGTCACTACAATGGGTAGTGGATATAGTAATGCACCTGTAGTTTATATCGATCCTGCTCCTATTGGTGGAATCAATGCTCAAGCAATATCAAAAATCAACCAGGATGGTCAAGTATACGAAATCCAGATTACCAACCGTGGTAGAGGGTATACGGCACCTCCTAGAGTCCAAATCGTTAACCCTATCGGTGCTCAGATATTAGACGTTACTGTAGCATCTGGATCAGTTACAAATATTGAAATGTTGACTGGTGGTATGGGTTATACCGATGCACCTTCAGTTTACATCGTAGATGATAGAAAAGACGGATATGGAGAACCAATAGGTGGTACTGGTGCTTTAGCAGAAGCAACCATCTTTAACGGTGAAATAACAGATATTAATATTACTAATTTTGGATCTGGTTACTCTACAGAGTTCCCACCCAAGATATACATCGCAGAACCAAAAGCAGCAAGAGCATCAGTAGATGTTGGTTTTGATGAAGTTACTGGATTTGATATTCTAGAGGATGGATCAGGATACGCTCCTAGTGCCTTCCTAGGGTGCTCCAGAGGCGTTTCTGGACCTGTTTCATACGATAACCTCCATAATGAGGTATATGCTGGAGAAGCAGCTTTAAGACAGTCAAATCACGTTGCTGGAGCTGCTGTAACCAACCTTGACTCTTTATTCATTAAAGAAGTCTTTGATAAGTTTAGAAGACAATATCTACCAACCTTAGATATCGATTTTGGTAAGGTTAACCCAGTTCAGGTTATCAAAAACATTACTGACTTCTATATCTCAAAAGGTACTAAATTAGCAACTCAATATCTCTTCAAAATCCTATTTGGTGAAGATGTTGATCTTTACTATCCTAAAGATGAGATCATAAGTCCATCTCATGCAACTTGGGTTGTAGACACTATTCTTCGTGCAGAATTGATAGAAGGTGACTCTGCAAACCTAATAGATTCAGAAGTTAACCAATATGCAGATGATGTAGACACTAGTGTTACCAATGCATCTGCCCTTATCGAAAATGTCATCACCATCATTGAAGGAACAGATACTATCTACGAGTTGGCGATATCTGAAGAAACCTTGGTTGGTAATTTCATTATTCCTTATAAAACTCGTCTTGTTGAGCCTCTTAGTACGACTGGGCAAATTATCACTGTTGACTCAACTATTGGATGGCCTGAGAGAAATGGTACCATTAGGATCAATGACGTAGAGCGAGTCCAGTATAAAGAGAAGTCCCTAAACCAGTTCATAGAGTGTACTAGGTCTAAGAATGATGTCATCGAAGATTGGGATCCTGGTACCATAATCCAGTCCGATATCTTTGTATATGTCAATAAAGACACTGCACAGGAATGTAAGTTAAGGATTTTAGGTATTGCTGAAGCAGGTACCACAGTACTAAACGATACTGGTAGTTACTACCTTGGTGGAGATAAACTGAAGGTTGCTAACCTTGGATCGACTGCTGAGGAGTTAAGACTCCAATCTTGGTTATATAACGTTAAGAAACTGATTCAGGTTACCACTATTACTCCTGGTGGTGTTAATAACCAGACTGCGACTGTAGTTTGCGGTAACCCTCATGGTTTGCTAGTTTCTGACCAAGTTACGATATATGGTGCTAACCCTGTTGTATACAACGGCACATTCACTGTAACATCAAGGATTGACCAATATACCTTCTCATATCAGATTAACACACCTACTGAGATACTTCCAGCAGGTAACATCCTATTATCGGTTGACCTTAACAGAGGTAAGTCTGATATCGATTCTATCAACTCTGTTGTAAGTGAGTTTACTACAAACATCCAAAACTCGTTTTTCAACGATGAATATGTTTATGTCGCTGCATCTGGTCTACCAAACTACAAAATAGGACCATTTACAGGATCTGCACTTATTCCAGGTAACCAAAGAAAACTATTAAGATTCCCTAGAGTAGTTCAGACTATATCAGAAAGAAAGACTATAGACCCAGGCACACCTGTTGGATCTTGGGTTAACGGTGTTTCTATCTGGTCTTACAAGTCTAGAGAATTTGTGCAATATGGACCTCTTACTAGTATTAGTGTTACTAACGTTGGAGAGTCATATGATGCTGGTGCTAAACCTAACGTAGAAATCACTGGTGGCGGTGGTACTGGTGCTACTGCTGAGGTTATCGTTAATGGTAGTCTAGTATCGTTTGATATGACTACTGAAGGTACTGGATACACTGAATCACCTCTAGTATCGATTGTTGGAGGTGGTGGATCTGGTGCTACTGCACAAGCAGTTATTACTGGTGGTAGAGTAACAAGAATTCTAGTTGAGCAACCAGGTAAGAATTATACAACACAACCCCTAGTTTCTATCACAGGTGGTGGTGGATCTGGTGCTACTGCAACTGCTAACGTTAGAGGTCCAATTCAGAGTGTAAATGTTACTAACTTTGGTACTGGATATACTTCACTTCCTGCTGTTAAAGTTAACTCTGGTGAAGGTGCTCTAGCACAACCAATCGTTATTAACGGTAGAATAGTTTCTATCGCTATTATTAACTCTGGTGAATCTTATACAACTGCTCCTAACATCATTATTAACGGTGATGGATTTGGTGCTATTGCTCAAGCAACTATCGGCACGATTGGTGAAGATAAAGGTCGTGTTTTAGGTGTAACTATTACCAACAAGGGTATTGGGTATACACAGGGTTTAACAACCGTTAGACTCGAAGCAGTGGGTCAATTAGCGTCCTTTACACCTGCTGTGTATCAGTGGAATAAAAACCTCCAGTATGAATTAGAGTCTAATTTTGACTTTGCAAGAGGTTATGTATTCACTGGATATAACAACCAATTTGGTGGTGAATATGCTCACCTATCAGATCCTAAAGAATTAAGATATGTTGTTGGTGATAACGTATTCCTAAACCCTGTTACTCAACTCTTCCAAGAAGTTGCTGCTAACTATGAGCACTCACCTATTATTGGTTGGGCATTTGATGGTAACCCAATATATGGTCCTTATGGATATATTGATCCAACTGACCAGAATAGTGGTATTAGGAGAATGCGTACTTCCTTCAAATTGAAGGCAAACGTTGTATTTGATGCTGCTACCAATCCTAATCCTGCTAGGATAGATGGTCCTCCTATCGATACCTATGCTGCTGGCACATTCATTGATGACTACTATTATGATTTCCAGTCTGGTGATCTAGACAACTATAATGGTCGTTTCTGTAAGACACCTGATTTCCCAGAAGGAATCTATGCTTACTTTGTAACCATTGATGCTAGTGATGCTGGTATTGCTGAATTCCCATATATCCTTGGACCTCAGTTTAACTCACTTCCAGATAACTGGAACTTCTCTCAAGCAGCAACACAGGAGAATATTCCTGATGGTGTTGTCCGTTATAGAGATCCATACACTGATGTTGATATTGACGTTGATCGTCAACCAAACCAAGAGGCAGATGTCCTTACTACTGAGAAAGAAGGATATCCTATAATCTTTGAAATACAAGACTCTAACAATGATGGTTTGATTGATGCTAATGAGCAACAAGAGATATTAGAGATGTCTGAAGAGGCAACTCTACAAATCTATGATTATTTCCCAAGAGTATCAGCAGAGTCTAGAGTTGACATTGAAGTTGAGACAACTACCCAATTTGAGAATGCTAAGATTGATGGATTCGTTATTGAAAACCCAGGTGTTTCTTATCAGGTAAATGACACCGTATTCTTCGATAATGAAGGTACTGGTGGATTTGGTGCATCTGCTATTATCGATTCTGTTAAAGGTCAGAAGATCACTGGTTATCAGAAAGAGATTATTGGTGACCGTCCATATGGTAAGATTGTTACTGAAGAAGGACATGAATTGCGTCAGCAAGACGAAATCATTGTAAACTCACGTCCTGTCATTGATAACACTAATAAGACCTATAGAGTTAAGGTTGTTGCTGGTGTTGAAAGAATTAACATAGTCCAAGGTGGTACTGGATATAATAACGATATTCCACCTACTTTTGAATTAATTACTGCATCTGGAAAAGACGCTGAGTTATCTCTAATACTAGAAGGTACTGGTCAAATTAACCAGGTTAATATCATTAACTCTGGTAATGGATATGATGCAGACAATCCTCCACAGATTAGGGTATCTCATCCACAACAATATAAGAAAACTCGTTATTGGATAACAGAATATAAGGAAGCTGCTGGACAAGTTGCTATACTTGATACTAAGACTACTGCTGATCGTTACACATACATCTGTGGTAGCATCCTAGAAGCAGATGGTGATCAAGCAGCATTTCTTGCCAAGTTTGACGATTTAGGCCAAAAGGTTTGGGAAAGGAATTTATTACCTCAAGTTTCTGGTACTAAGAAAGCAGAATTCATTAAGATGCATATTGATGAATCATTGGAAGATGATGTCATCTATATCGTTGGTCAAACCTATGATCCTAATAACGCTGCATATAACCCAGATATTTGGTTAGGACAGTATAAGTCTGGATTTAACAATGCTAATGCACCTGATGGTATTCTACAGTGGCAGAAGGCAATTGCTGGCATCTCAGGTCTTTCTAGAAGGGACTGGGTAACAAGTTTAGCACTTGACCAAGAGAAGAGAATATACATTGCTGGTTATACAGATAGTAACTCTATTGATCCTAATGATATGTGGGTCATTCAGTGTGACCTAGATGGTGACCTTGTAGAGAAGAGAAAGATTGCATCTGCAAATGATTCTGAGATGATTAATCAGATTCATTGGATATCTGATGATAGATTCTTCTTTGTTGGTGTTAATGACCAAAATGATGACTGTATCTTCGGTGTATTCTTCTATGATGGTGCAAACATCGAGATTGAGTATATTAGACAGGTTCCTACAGTTGGTGGATATGTAAGAAATCCACAATTCATAATGGATGATTATGATGATGTAGTTTTAATTTGGGACGTATATAACGGTGCTACTCAGAAGTTTGAGAAGATTCAGGTTAATAAGTTCCCAATAGCAACTGCTAACAGTGCATGGACTTGGAGTAAGACAGTTACTGTTTCTGGTAACGTAGACAACATTAATCATGCAGGTATCAATGTAGACGTATTTGGTAACTACAGTATTGTATCTGATGTCCAAGAATCAGAGAATCAGAGATATGCTGTTATTCATTACCTCAAGTATGATGGTACTGTAATTAAAGAGACTAAAGTTGATGATACTGTCAATATTGGTTTCCAAGCTAAAGCACACTCAGTAGATAGTTCTGGTGACTGCATTATTGCTGTAGATCGTAGACAGTCTGATCAATTAGCATCATATCGTTTTAATGATGACACTGATCTAGATTATGATACTACTAAGCAGAATCTTGCAACATTAACCTTACAGTCTCCTTCTGATGCTTCTATAGACACTGCAATTCAGAAGTTTGGTGCTGGATCACTTAAGTTGAGTGCAGCATGTCCTGTTAAACTTCCTGCTTATAACTTAACCACTAAGGAGTGGAGTTTCAGAGCATGGATGTCAATGGCAACTGCTCATCATGCAGGTAACAATAAACCACTATTATTTGATATAACTCCTGTTGCTGGTGATTCTATTCAAGTAGAATTGGATGGAGACACTACTAGTGGTGACTATGAAAAGGTTTGTATCTATGTTAACTCAGTAAAGGTTGCAACTTCTGCTACTGCTACTCACTGGACTACATTTGCTGGTGCTGCTTGGGTGCATGTAACATTCCAGAAGAGAGAAGAATCTCTAGGATTATATCAATATGAGGTATTCTTTAATGGTAACTTAATTGCTAACTTCCAAAACACCTCTGACATAAGTTGTGCAGATGTAACTGTTGCTGGTAAGTTTTCTGGTCCTAGTACTGCCAATTCATTCATTGGATGGATTGATGATCTACTCGTTGATGACGTTGCTCCATATAACGGAACATATGTTATACCAACTGAAGAGATTGGTATTACTACATCTATTTCAGATTCTGCTCTAATTAAGTTTGATAGACTTCATGATAAGAGAGATGCATATACTCTTACTGGTTTAACTCAGTATACTAATATTGCATTTACTGATATTGAGACTCCTACTACTTGGACTGATGTATCTGGTGCTGCATTAAGCAACTGGATAGTTGGTGCTGGTGGTTTACAGATATTGGATATGTCTCAGGTTGTTTCAACCATGAATCCTGGCACATATACCTTCACTAATGCTAAGGCAGAATATGGCACGAAGACTTCTACAGTACCATCACCATTAGGTAAGAAACTTACGATTACTGCTGATGTAATCAGTAAGTTCTATATGCGTGATGCATTATATCAGAAGATTGATAATGTCCTTGAGTTTACATTTAATCAAGATATTAAGTTAACTAAGGGATCCATACTTCAGCAATATACTAATACTGCTTCAGGTCAAGTTGTTAGTGCATATGGTACTATCGTAAATGTCCCTAATGCTGATTCTTTAACTAATCCTGGAATGGGTAAGAAGTATCAGGTTGGTAAGATATATGGTGATTTTAATGATAATGATCTCTTTAAGACTGATGCTGGTGATGTAAACCAGATTGCTGGTACATACTTCAACGTTGAAGAGCCTGAGATTCCTTGGGCAGCAGGTACAGCAGTTACAACTGGTGATAGAAAGTATTACGACAAGAAGATATATCAATCACAAGGCACAGGTACTACTGGTACAATTCCACCAACTCATACTAGTGGTGTCCAGAGTGACGGTATAATTAACTGGGCACATATAGATGATGCTGGTAAGTTTACTGTTGATCTAACTCAGCATCCTTACCCAATGCCTCAGTATCTTGATAATGATATGCCTGAGTGGGATTCTGGCAAGTTATACGTTGTAGGCCAAAAAGTATGGCATAAGTTGAATGTATATGTTGTAGGTGCAGGTGGTGCTGGTGTATCTGGTACAACTGCTCCTGTGCACACTACTGGTGCTGTATCAGACGGTGGTGTTACATGGACACATGAATCTACTTCAGAATCAATCAGCTCTTATGCTAGGACACTTCCATATGACCTAGGTGCTAATTATACAGTTCAGATTGTAGAGATCCAACCTGGTTCACTATACATTCCAGAAGACGTTGTTTCTATTAATGCTGGTAATATAACTGAAGCAGAAGATCAGAAGAGTGTAGAGATATCTGGATTTGCATCAGTTAAGAAGATTCGTGTTACTGCACGTCTTGAGAAAGATATTCTTAGATCTAGTGAAGCACGTACAAAGTATGTTTATTGCACATCAAATAGTGCTCATAACTTTGCTTCTGGAAGCATCATCTTCACTGAAGGATTCCAAGGTGATCAATTCAATGGATCATTCTTTATCGATCAGGTAATTGGATCTAGAGAGTATACATTCGGTATTAGGGCAACTGCTGTAAGTGATCCTGCATTTAATGCTAATGCTATCGCTAATGTCAACATATATGCGAAGCACCCAACTCTAGAGTTTACTAGAAATCACCAGTATGTCTTCGATGTATCTGATACATCTAACTTTGGTTACTACTTGTCATTCTCACAAGATAACCAGTATAAACTAGAATACTCATTTAATAATATTACAAGATCTGGCACACCAGGTATTCCTCTTGGTGGTGATAACTATCCATTCGTTAAGTTCTCTGTATTGGGTGATGTAACTAATATCTCCTACTACTTTGACCCATCTAGGACTGGTGCTGATTCTCCAGTTGGTGATAATTCATTCATTGATGTTATTACTACTCCATTCCAAGGCACATTTAGTGTTGCTGAGGTATTGAGTGATACTGAGTTTAGATTCCAGTTAGATAAAGAGCCTGAGAGACAGAATGCTGAGGTAGGTACCGACCCATTCGATAATGTATATTCATACTATTCAACTACTTCTGTAAGAGCAGTTGGACCTATTAACACTATTAAACTAGTATCTTCAGGTGGTTTCTATCAGAAGTTGCCTATCATTAGTGACATTGCATCCTTCAGACAAGTTGAGAAGGTTGTTGTTAATGATGGAGGTACTGAATATGCTGTTGGTGTATACTATGACGTACCAATTGCTGGAGACGGTGAAGGTGGTAAAGCAACCATTACTGTTGAATTTGATGCTGAAGTTGGATCAGGAACTATAACTGGTGCTGCTGTAGCTGACCCAGGTAAAGGATATACTATAGCATCTATAGATATAGATTCAATTCCTGGAATCCTAGGTAACACACTTGCTGGATCTGGTGGATCTGTAACTGTTGTTATTCCTTCAGAAGGTAGTGGTGCATCTGTATTCCTAACAGGTACTAATATTGGTAAGATTAAGAGACTGAAGAATAATGAATTTGGTTTCGGTTACTCACATGACTATACCTTAAAACCAGAGATTACCTTCCCTGTTAACCTACAACTCTTCAATACATCAATACTAAGTCAGATCAAGATAACTGACCCAGGTTCTGGATATACTTCTACTCCTGCTGTTGTAATTGAAGGTGGTGGTGGATCAGGTGCTGATGCAGAAGCAATTGTCAAGAATAACCGTCTTAGTGAGATCATCATTAAAAACAGTGGTGCTGGATACTCATCTGAACCAACGGTTACTCTAAAATCAGAATTTAACTACGTTGTTAACTTAGACCTTAACTATCTACAGTTTAACTTCCCACATGGTATTACTACTGGTGCTGAAGTTCAGTTTAGGGCAGATGACGTTGGTAGCACAGAAGGTGAACTACCAAAACCAAGCACTGCTGGTTTGACCAGTTTGGTTGCTAATCAGACTTACTATGCCATTGCTGGTGAAGCAGCTGGTTTAGAAACTGACCAATTAAGATTTGGTCTTACTCTAGCTGCTGCACAAGGTGGATCTTATATCACATTCTTGACTCAAGGATCTGGTAGACAGACACTTCTAACTGAGGTATTCGGTGGTAAAGCAGTTGCTGTTATCGAGACTTCAAGATTCTTAGAAGGAGAAGAAGTATTCCAAGGATCTGCTACTGAGACTTCTACTGCAAGAGGTAAGGTTTCTACTAACACTGGTTGGCAGATTGGTCCTAAGATTCTTAAGATCGTTGACTACACTGGTGATTGGGCAGAAGGTGAGAAGGTAACAGGTGAAATATCTAAAGCATCTGGTGTTATCGATAACTTCTCAATAGCACGTGGTGTGTTAAATATCGGCTCCCTAACGAAGACACCAGGCCGATTTATTGATGACGTTGGTAAACCATCTGAGATTGTCCAGAAGATTCAAGATAGTTTCTTCTACCAGAACTTCTCATATGTTGTACAGTCTGAGATTCCTATTACAGAGTGGAAGACACAGGTATTAGAAAATAACCACCCTGCTGGTTTCAACATGTTTGGTCAGTTACAACTGACTGGTGGTAAGGACGTATCAGGACGTAAGATTGGTACTGAGTTTACTAAGAAAGTTAATATCAACAACTATAGTAATGTTAATCAGATCACCTCATTTGGTGCTGCTCAACCAATCTATACTGACTACAACAATACTGAGGTTCTCTTCCGTAAGAAGCGTTTGACATCTTCTGAGGAAATCTTAACTTCTATTGTTAAGAAGATGGATAATATCCAAGATCAGTTTGATGGTATTAAGAAGCAATTCCCAATCACTGTTGAAGGTGAAACTGTCATCGTTAAGCAAGACCAGTTGATGATAACCTTGAATGGTATCATTCAGTCTCCTGGTGATTCTTATCAGATCGTTGGTGGTAGTTTAGTATTTGCTGAGCCACCTAAACCACCTTCTAAGGTTAACTATAGAATCATGGGAGTTACTCCTACAACCATCTATAGAATCGCACTTTATCAAGATGGTGGTGGATCTAACTATGGTATCTTCCCAACATTAGGACAACAAGTCCAAGGTGCTCAATCAGATACCATTGCTACTGTTATTGATTCAGGTACTAACCATATTGACGTTATTAACCTAACTGGTACCTTCCAACTTAATGAGCAGATCAAGAGAGGCGAATTGTTTGCTGCATTGATTGAAACAGTCACTCCTCTTAACAGTCCTACTATATTCTCATTCGGTGAGGCACTTACTAACCTAGATGGTGATACTGCTTATATTGAAGAGACTAACATTGACAATCAAGGTAATGTAACCGATAGAGTGGTTGTAAGTAAGACTTCAGGTACTCCTAGGTTTGAAACTGGTATCTTTGACTTTAAACTCAACGAATACATTTATTCTGCCTCATCTAAGATCGCAGGCCAGATTACATACATTGCTCCTTACACTGATCCTATTAATAACGAAGTTGTTGATGAATTGATCATTAACAAAGGAACAACTTTCTTCGGACTACTATTCGAGCGTTTAGTTAGTCTTGAGAATCCTAATGTTATTCTAGACGACATTTCACAGTCTTCTATTACTCCTACCGAGCTTTATGACTCTAGTCAGAGAATCAATGCTGACTTCTTGAATTTTGAGCAAGTAAGGACTACTGAGGTCACTTATAGTCAATTGACTGGTGGTACTCTTACTGATGGCATGGTTATTCGTAATAAGAAGGCATTTTACGGAAATCCAGTTTCTACCTTCCACGGAATTGCTGCAAACAGATATCTTGATGGAAAACGGAATATTCTGAATAATAAGGATGAAATCATCGATTTTGCAGAAGCTGCAATCGCAATTGATTATCCAGACTACTATTTCCCATCTGACGTTATTAATAACCCTTGGAGTCGTTTTAAAGACTCATATAGGATGATTCAGAAGAATAAGGCATTAATCGCTGGAATGGCGTTTGATGACATGAAAACCCAATATCCTTCTTCTTCAATTCCTTCAGATGCGAAATGTAAGAGAGATATCGAATTTTTAGTCGATGCAATCTCTATAGACATCTATGCAGGTGGAAACCGCTATTCTCGTAAATTTACTCAACAATTCTTCGATGAAAACGGAACATTCACTTATGTAAGTGCTCAATCCGCTGAAACCCGTTTTGCCTTTGAAAAGGCAAGAGATCGGATGAAAGCAGCTGTTGCTAACCAATATTCAGGTACAGTTAATGCTGTTAACTCTGGAGACTCTTGGACGGCATATCAAGACCTTACAATCACTGCTGACCCTTCACCTGGCGATGCTTACGGTACTGCTGGATCTAATGCTTCAAACACTGGTGTAGACAACTGCTCAGACGTTCAAGCAGCAATTACAACTTTACACGAGTTTATTAACGAAGCATTGAATAATGCAAGCTTGCTCGATCTTCCTGCTGAATCTAGTGGCACATATTCACCTCATCAAGAGAAGTGCAGAAGAGACCTTGGATATATGATTGATGCTATCGCTGCTGACGTTGGATCTGGTGGTAACTTTAATACTGTTGATTTCACAAAATCATTCTTTGATGCTTCTGGTACACCTCTAACTAACGGAATTGTTGGTGAAGAAGCAGAAGCAGTCCATGCATTCACTGCTGCTGGTACATTGATGCATAAAGCGATCAATAACCTAATGTATTGGAAGGATCTCTCAGGGGTTGGATATAACCTTAATGATCCTACTACTTACTCTGGTGGTGTTGCACCTGCTAATAGTTACGATCTTAACTATGCATCTGGTAATAACCAAGATATTGCCAATTGTGCTAACGTTAAGTCCTATATTGACACCCTGAGAACCATTGCTACAACAGCGATGACAGCGGGCAATTTAACCAATGTTAATGCTCTATCTGTTACTGACGGCACATTCCAAGCGAATGAGACTATTAGGACAACTAAGATCGGTTATAAGGATAAGTCAACTGGTTTATTTGTAATGGGTGACCAGATCAAGGGTATGACCTCTGGAGCACTATTCCAATCAATTGGTGTTAATTCTGGTCTTAAATGGTTATTCGCTGGTCCTGTTACTGGCACCTTCCAAGCAGATGAATATATCACTAATTCTACTTTAACTTTCACTAATTGCACTCAAAGTGTAATTGTCAAGAAAGCAGAATTGAGTGGATCAAAATCTGTCTTTATTCCTACAAATGGTGCATTAAGCAGTCCTGCTTCTAATAATTACGCTTTTGGCACTGGAGACTTCACTATTCAAGGTTGGTTCCGTCCTGCAACTAATACTACCCTTCAGACTCTATTTGACTTCCGTCGTTTGAGTGCTGCTCAAGGTTTAAGAATTGTCCAAGATGTGCAAGCAATTAAGGTATATAACGGCACTACCCAAATGCTAACCAGTGGTAACGTAGTTACTACAACTGGTACATGGATGCACATTGCAGTCAGTAGAGCATCTGGAATTACTCAGTTGTATATAAATGGTGCTCAAGTTGGTGGAAACGCTGCTGATACTAATGATTACCTATATGCTGCACTATATGTCGGACAAGACTTCAACGGATCTACTAACTGGTCTGGACATGTAGATAACATTTGCATTAAGAAAGGTGTTGGTGATTACACAACTGGATTCACTGCACCTACTCAGGTAGATTATAGTGAGTTAAATATCGTATTTGGTCTAGATGGTGAAGCACCATTTATACTCTCTACTGAAGAAGTATACGCTAAGTATAGTGGTCAAAGATCATCTGCTACAACTTCTAAGAGAATTGACTATTCAGGATTAGCAATTATTGCTGAGGACGTTGATTTAGGTCGTCAGGAATATAGAGACTGTGCTGACATTATTGACCTTAACGGTGCTTACATTGCTGAAGAAGCTGTAGGTAGAATGAAGGCAGCATTTAGTGACTTCACTATTCGTGGTGATGTCCCTGCTCAGAATAGTTACGGTGGCACAGACACATGTATCAGAGATACTAAGGACTATATCCTTGGTGCTCTAATCAAAGACCTTAGAGAAGGTGGTAACTATCACACCATTTATACTGCTAGGACTTACCTGACTGTTGGTGGTAAACTAGATTTCATTGGAGAAGAAGTATTACAATCACTCTATACATGGAATGAAGTAATTAAACTCGCCAAGGAGATTATTACAACTACTAGCACTACTTTAACAGGCACATATACTACAAGATATAGAATACCTAATAACTTCTCATCTCCTGCTGGTGCTGCTGTGCTTGCAGAAGTTGATACTCTTGGTAATGATCTACTTAAGGTTATTGCTCCTAACGATCAGAGATTTAGAGAAGGTGGATTCCAACTTTGGAAGAATAGAGATTATATTGCTGAAGAAGTAGAAGGATATCTTCAGGATAAGTATACAGCAACAATCGATTCTGTACCATTTGACTTCCTTGAAATTCCTGGTACTGGATCGTCAGGATGTCAGAATGATATTAAGAGTTATATCATCCCTGCTGTAATTGCTGACCTAGTAACTGGTGGTACCTATCAGTGCCAATCTGCTATAGACAAGTACCTCGACAGTCAGAAGAATATTCTTCATGTTGAGCATGAATTGAGTGCATTGAATGAGGCATTTGAATATACTAAGATGCTTGCTATGAAGGCAGTTAATAACCTTCTAATGTCTCCTGGTGAAGTTGCTGCTTCACTATTAGATAATGATGGTGCTGCACTTAACGCACCTGGATGGGCACAAGAAGAGTATTATGCTCCTATTTGGACTAGTAAGACTGCATATAGAGATTCTACAATTGTTAAGGATACAGAAGGATATCCTAATGTTATCCAGAGAGCAAATAATGACAGATACCTTGATGCTGCAAATATGATCTGGAATAACAGAGCAGTCATCGCTAAGGAATGTGTCAGTATAATGAATGACCTCTCCAAGTATGAGACTCTAAACATTCCTGGTGGTCATGTTAATTGTGAAGATGATGTCTTAGACATGATCGAAGCTATGGTACATGACATGCGTTTCGATTGTAACGAGAAGGTATGGGATGCTGCTGCACTATATGTTGAGACAGAAAACAATTCACTTAAGCATATTGAGACTGAATATGAAGCATCTATAACTGTAGTTAAGATTCTAAGAGATATCCTAACCTGCACAATGCGTAATGCATTTGGTAGAGATTATGATATGGCAGAGGATCTACAAACAAAACCAGTTCAAAGTTATAATCAGAATCCTAAAGATCTATTATTTGCTACTTGTGGTGATGCTATTGATGGAAACATCAGATACATTTCAGAGCAAGCAGTTGCTGCTGGTTTAGTACAATTCCCTAACTTAGCAATTCCTGGTGGTCCTGTTAACTGTGTCCATGACGTTACTGACATACTCAGAGCAATGGTATTCAACCTCAAGTATGGTGGTACTAATATGCTTCAGTATGCATCTGAGTTCTATACCAATTATAATGGTAACTTAGATCACGTTACTAATGCTTCTTCTGAGACTAACTGGATTATTAACAAAGCGAAGGAATATGCATTACGTGCAATGAAGGGTCAGGTAATCAGTAATGATGCTGGTTGGACTGTAGATCAAAGATTCTATGATGCTGTCCCAAGACCTACAACTTCATTGTTTAATTCTGATTTTGATGGATTAATAGAAGGAGAAAGTAATAATATTATCACTAGATCATTTAAAGCTGGAGAAGACAAGATCTCCACAACTGACAGTGGCACTGGTATAGTACCTGCTGAAGATGCTGTATTCCGTTGTGTTGTTAAGTTAGCATCTAGTCCTATAGATGGAGTAATCTTTGAAGCTGGTGGACCTACTGCTGGTGTATGGTTTGGTGTTAGAGATAGTGGCACATATTTAAGACTTCGTGCTGGTGATGGATCTAATAGTTACGCTGGTGGTGCTGGTCACTCTGAGCAAGGTCTTGCAATGCTTGACTTACAGATCAGTAATCTAAGCACATACTTTGATAATGGAGATCATGAATTAGTATGGCAGATTAACATTGGTGGTAACCAAGCTTCAGGTAAAGGTAAAGTCCAATTATGGATTGACGGTGTATCTGTTGGTACTGCTGAAACACAAGGTGGTGGATATACTGGTTTAACTGGTGGAACTGGATTATGGGCAGATGCAGGTTATGCTGGATATGGAGTTGGAAATTCTTCTACTGTTACTGGAGAATCATCACCTATTAACACATTTACTGTTAATGTTGGTCCTGCTCCTACTATCAAGTATGACTGCACACATGCTGCATATGATTCCAGCACTGGTGACTTAATAATGAATGTTGGGTCACACAATCATACAGAGGGCACATTCCTTAGATTGACAACCAACTCCATTAACTTCACTTGTGACCAAGATGGAAATGCTTCAACGCATTCTTATCCTAGATCTGGTGACCCTGCTGGTAATACTACTATTGAAGTATTAGAAACTTATGGTAGTGACCATAAGGCAACTGCTGGAACTTATACACCAGATACAGGTATTATGACCTTGACAATTCCTGGACACGGAATGTCAAACCATACAGTACATACTGCAAAGGATTGTGGATACGACCCTGATAGTGGAGTATTAAGAGTTAAGGTAGAAGATCATGGATTTAAGACTGGTGATCAAGTAAGGATCGAGAATGGATCTCTAATCTTTACTTGTGCACAAGACAATCATACATCTAAGCATGGTTATCCTAGACAGAAAGACCCTGCTGGTGATCAGTGGTTGTTAGTTGAATCTGTTGAGAGTAAGGATCTATTTACAGTTAATGTAGGATCTACTCCTAAAGTTGAGTATGATGTTTCTGGTGCTACTTACGATCAGAATACTGGTGAATTAGAAATGGACATCGGTCAGCACCGTTTTGTTGGTTCTAGCACCCATGTCGCATCTCATGCTGAATATACAGCTTCTACTGGTTGGTTGAAACTAACAGTAGCTGGACATAGGATTACAGTAGGTGAGCAGATTCAGATCATGCAGAATAGCATGACATTTACTTGCTCAATGGATAACCATTATACTAATCATGTTTATCCAAGATCAACAGACCCTGCTACTCGTGAGTGGTTGGATGTTGTTGAGTCTGATATAGAGGGTGGTACATTTACTGTTAATGTCGGTGCCTCTCCAATTAAAGGTTTCACACCTACTGCTGCTACATTTAATTCTACTACTGGTGCTCTTACACTAACAATTGGATCACATAGTTTAGCAGTTGGAACACACATCAAACTGTCACAAGGAAGCTTGACATTTACTTGTGATATGGATCTTCATGCTACCAAGCACAAGTATCCAAGAGCTAAAGATCCAGTACATAACGAGCCTATAGCAATCACTGGTGTTACTTCAGATACTATTACTGTTAATGTAGGTACAACACCACAAGTAGCATACACACCAACAAATGCAACATTTACTCCTAGTAATGGTCAATTAGTAATAACCACAGATAGAAAGCATACATTACGTCAGTCCAGTATCCATAGTATCTCTGGTGGTGAGTATAACGGTCAAACTGGTTTAATGAGATTAACCGTTGCTAACCACGGTTTCTCTGATGGTGACTACGTTAAGATTGCTGATGGTGGAGTAACATTCACTTGCTCAATGGATAACCATGCAACAACTCATGCTTATCCTAGAGCAACAGATCAGATGAGTGGTAAGTGGATGGATGTTAGACATGCTTCTAAGGATTCATTCGATGTATTCGTAGGTAGGACACCTGCTATACCATTTACAATTTCTGCTGCTACTTTCACTCCTAATAACGGTCACTTAGTTGCTACTATTGGGGATCATGATCTAAGAAGAGGACAGAGTGTAAGATTAGCAACAGAATCTATTAACTTCACATGTTTCTTAGATGCTAATAATAGTAATCACTACTATCCACGTCCTAATGGTAATGACCCATTCTATAACAAGAATATCGAAGTACTTTATGACGGCACACCTCTAACTGCTACTGGTGGTACAACATATAATCCTACTACAGGTATAATGACCATCACTACTGCTAATCCTCATGGATTGCAAGAAGGTGATGATGTTAAGTTCCTCCTTAATTCATTAGTATTCCGTTGTGATGAAGATGGTCAATCATCTGATCACTCCTATCCAAGAGCATCAGACCCATATGCAAATAGATGGCAACGTGTATTAGGTAGTAACTTAACTGCTAATACATTTGACGTACAAGTATTATCATATGCTCCTTCAACTAACACAACTACTCACGTATTCTCTGCTGCTGTTTCTAATGGAATTACTAAGAGAGACGGCACTATAACTCTTAATGTTGGTAACGGTGCTATCTCAGATCAGAGCGCACATACCTTCGTTCCTAATACTGGAATGACCCCAACAAATGTTAATCATAATCCTACTACAGGTGTTATGACAGTAACCATTGTTGGTCATGGAATGGAAAATGGTGACATGATTAAGATTGATAATTATGGCATATTATTAACATGTGCTATGGATGATCATCAGACTACTCATGCTTATCCTCGTCCTGGTGACCCTGCTTCTGGATCATGGTTGAAGATTCATGATGTAACTGCTGACACATTCGATGTTACAGTTAACACAGTTATACCTCAGAGTAATACAACAACTCACCTATTCTCTAGTGCTGTTGGTAACTGCATTACTAGAGCACAGATTGTAAGTGGTGGTGTTTATGATCATACTTACTCAACTTCTACTGTTGATTGCTTACGTCATGCTGGAGACTGTGTAAGGTTAGATGAAGCTGCAATCACAATGACATGTGATGCTGATAGTCATGGATCTAATCATTCATATCCTAGATCTGGTACAGTTCATACACCAACAGATGTATCATATGATCCTAATTTAGGACATCTTAAGTTTACTGTTAATGATCACGGATTCCTTCCATACTCTTACGTTAAGATTGTTGACAACTCTTTAACATTCACATGTGCTAAGGATGGTAATGCAAGTAATCATACATATCCTCGTCCTTCTGACCCTGTAAGTGGTAAGTGGATGATGATTCATGATGTTACTGCTAACACATTTAACGTAGAAGTATTAGATGTAGTACCTTCTACAAATACTACAATCCATGCCTTTGTATCTGCTGATGCAAATTGTATTCATCATAAGAAGGATCATTTCTACGATACAAATATTCCTATCTACGAAGTAGGTAAGACAGATCATAGTCCTACTAACGCTCAGTATAATCCTACTAATGGTACTATGACAATTACCATGAGCAATAGCTTTGGTAACCATAGCACAATGACACCAACTGGTGCTACATTCTATCCTGCTACAGGTACCATGAGAATTGATCTTAATGGTCATAGCGTTAAGAATGGAGATATGTTACTCCTTCGGGATGGACACTTTACCTTCCAGTGTGAGCAAGATAGTAATGCAAGTAATCATGCATATCCAAGACCATCTGACCCTGCAAGTAATAAGTGGTTGAAAGCATTTAATGTTGGTAGTAACTCATTCGATGTTAACGTAGGTAACTTCTTCGGTGAAGGTGCTATTTCAAACAATACAGTCCATCAACTTACATCCATCGGTACCGATGCCGTTTGGAAAGCAAATGATTTTGTAATGCTTGATGAGAATGCAGTTACATTCCAATGCACTAAGGATAACAACGCTAGTAACCACTCTTATCCTAGAAGGACAGATCCTACATTTGGTAAGTGGTTACCTATCTCTAATGTAAGTAACAGTAGTTTCACTGTCCATATAGGCAAGTCTGGTATTAACGATGTTTATGATCATACATTTGTTTCTTGGGAGAATCTCTCATTACATAGACAAACTGGTCAGATAACACTTGATATTGGTAATGGTCAGATTACTCACCCAACTTCTCATAACTTTATAAGTGCATTAGCTAATAGTCTGAAGGTAGGTGGTGCATATAACCACACATTCGTTGCAGATGGTGAATCATATACACCAACTGATGCTAGTTACAATCCAACAACAGGTTGGATGACTGTTACTATTCCTAATCATGGGTTCATGGATGGAGAGAGTATTAAGTTTAATACCAATTCAATAGTATTCACATGCTTACAAGATAGTAATCAGACTAATCATGCTTATCCTAGAAACAGTGACCCAGTAGGTAATCAATGGATTGCTATTTCTAACGTAACTGATGATACCTTTGATGTTAAGGTACTTGATAATGCTCCATCAACCAACCAGACAGTTCACACATTTGTAAGTGCTCTAGAAGGTGCTGTTGTTAGAGCAACAGTTGCAACTGGTGGTAACTACACTCATAAGTTTATTGCTCCTGCACAACTTACTCCAACCAATGCTGCTTACAACCCAACAACAGGTGTAATGACACTTACTGTTGCTGATCACGGTCTTAAGAATGGTAGCAGGATTAAGGTAGAAGATGGATTTGTAACATTCACCTGCACACAGGATAGCGATCAATCTAATCACTCATATCCAAGGGCATCTGACCCATATAGTGATGAATGGATGACAGTTAAGAATGTAACTAAAGACACATTCACTATCCAAGTATTATTCAATATACCTTCTTCTAACACTACAACTCATTCATTTGTATCTGCTAGACCTCAGAGTATAACTGTTGCTACCTTGATGAAGGGTAATGACAGTATCAAACTTGCTGCTGATGCTTTAACATTCACTTGCTCAATGGATGGTAATGGATCTGACCATACCTATCCAAGGACATCTGACCCTGCATATGATAACTCACTTAGAATTATAGATGACGGTGTAACACGTCATACTCCAACTGCTGCTACCTACACACCATCTACAGGTGTATTGGCACTGACAGTATCCAAGCATGGATTCTCAAATGGAGACTACATTAAGATTGAAGATTATGCTTTTGATATGTCTTGTGCAATGGATGATGGATCTAGCGACCATGCATATCCTAGAGGCACAGACCCTATTGCTGGTAAGTGGGTACAGATTTCTAACGTATCTACAGATGGTTTCCAAATCGATGTAGGCACAACTGCTGCTGTCCA